GATCGCCAGGCGTGCCGTCTGAACGACTGCTTTGTTTATGCCGCCACGAGCCATGAGGTCTCCGTCGATTTAGTACTGTGGTACATGGTATGTATATACGTACTATATCATCAATAAGCTTCGGTTAAAAATCATGATCTAACAGATGGGATATTGGCGTATTATCCCGCATGAGGAAGGGCTTGAGGGCTTTTATGGACTTAAGGCAACTTCGAAGTGTACAGCCTTTATAATCAATGACTTACAAAGCACATAAACCAAGACATAAGATGCAATATCTGTTGCACGCAATTTGATTGCACACAAAGGAATGGAATTTGCATAAGCTAATTTCAGGCTTTTCGTATCGTACTACGTATGCCTTTTGTACATACTGTTTCGGTGCCTGTAGAGGTTAACCACACTGAGTAAGAATGTCGGGTGCAACTCCTGATAGATACGATAACCCTGAGTGGGCTTCTTATGACCAGCGCATAGCTGTGTGGTTGGGTTCGACTCCCAAGGGCACCATCTTTTATGCAGAACCATTCAACCTTAGGTAAAAGCAATCCTGATCCAATCTAGTAGCACAAGTAGCGGCGGCAGCCAGCCTTGGTGAAAGACAGGGTGGAGAGCTGGTGAATGGTTTTGCACCTCTTATGCAGATGAAAACGAGCGCCTGGAACCTGGTTGAACATAACGGCTTGGTCGAGGCGGAAGAACATTTGGGACTCCAACGAAAAGACACACCGACCATCTGCACCCATTAAGTAAGGAGGTTAAATGTTTTCACTATCAGTTGCAGTTTGTTTGTTGTACTTGGTGTGTGGCATTTACACCTTTGTATTGTCGGTCAAGATAGAGAAGAAGACTGGGCCAGTTGAAGAAGGCCCCATCGTACTATTCATACTCTTGGGGGTAATTTGGCCATTGGCTTGGACATGCGCCTTGTTTGTTTGGCTTGTAGAGAAACTGACAAAGGTATGCAACAGGCCATGACAAATGATCAAGAAGTAGTTGTTGAACTGATTAAGACGTGGATGGAGAAACATGACATTGCCTTGCTAGCTAAAGAGAACCAAATTGTTTTTTGGGAAAATGAAGCTTGGGTAGTGTGGACCATGAAGGAAGCCGTCAACATTTTCAAAGCCACTTTAATTCCTTTTGGTCTGATGAAGATTTGTGACGACAATGCTGTCAGGATCGCGGCGCTTGAATTAAACCGATCCTACATTGCTGGTGTTAACTCCCCAACTGTGATTCAACCACAGTACTTTAACTTCCATCGTAATGCGGTAAAGCTTGGTAATGATTTTGGGTGCTACAAAGAGGAAGTCGTAAGGAATCTGATTAGTCACTGTGAGTCGAGGCGTGTAAACATTCTCTTGACGGACCTTGGTCGTATTTTAGATTTTGCTATGAGGTACTTGGAACAACCAAAGTTGTCGTCGCAAGAGCGCAATGATCTTATTCGCAAAGCGATTGTGGGAACGCAATACAAAGAACGCAACTATAACAGCAGGTATCTATGGGATGGACGGATGCATGCTGTTATCAGGTATGGAAAGTCAAGTGGGTTGTGTGCAGTTAAAGAAGACGACATCGAGCTAATCGTTATCGGCATTCTGACAAACACACAAGCTGCTAAAAAGTTTGCAACTGGTTTTAAAAGAGAGTTGTTAAATGTAGCGTTGGGCCGTTAGTAAACCCGACCTCAAACACTGGCAGATATGCCAACTTAGATTTCTTGCAATCATGCGAGTAACTAAACATCCTAGGAGAAACAAATTATGTCCGAAGCACAAGCTGTTGTATCGAAGATCAAATCCCAGGCCGTACAAGTTGAAGTGTTCACCACCGAAGACGGCAAACAATTCAAAACCCTGGAACAAGCGGAGAAGCACCAAGCAAAACTGGACTTCGTAGTTGTTGTCCCTGCTGATGTTGAAGCATTCCTGAACAGCGAAGGCGAAACCGGCCGTGGCCGCACCATGCGGGCTAACGCCATTGCTGAGTTCCGTGCCTTCCTGAGCACCTGGGACACCGAGCCAGTCGAGCTGAACGCAGAGAAGGCCAGTGCCAAGGCTGCACGCGCTGCCAAGCTGAAAGGTGCCGCTCAGGCGCCTGTAGCCGGTGCCGAACAGGAAGCCGGTGAAGCCCAGGAAGAAGGCGAGGCATCCGCTGACCTGCTGTAACAGCTAGGGTTGCCCACAACGCAGCCCAGCACCTCCCAGCCCTATTGCCATCGTGGTGATAGGGCTTTTTTTTTTTGTTTCAAAACTGGTGAGGAACATGGGGAAAACTATTAGCGGTATTCGTATACAACTTGATCCATGCAAGCAGTACCTACATTGCGAACTGAGAGACATGGTTATTGCAATGGGGAAACTGCCTAGCTGCATTGATTTGAATAACCCTAAAAGCCTTATTCACCAAGTTGTAGCTGTGTGCAACATCGTAGATCCACGCAACCATTTGTTCTTATCAGAGATTGATAAGGACGGTACATGGGAGAAGGTGACGACATTATCTAATGTGGTTATTGGCTCCAGCATTAAGCACATCGTGTACGCAATTGGTGTGATTAGTCGTAATGTTGGTGGCGAATACGAAGCTATTTATTTTTATGCAGACGGAACCATTGTCGTAATTGGCAAGTGGGATAATCATATTTTCCATATGGATGGTTAACGTATGAAACCTCGCATCAACAAAGCTGATCTTGAAAGACTTCTATTGAAGTTAAACACCATCACTAACAGCCCAACTGAATTTATGACCGATGGGAAAATGAATGTCGGTCATTACCACTTAGATTGGGCATATGGTGGCGTGCAGTTGCAACGCTTAACCTCAACGGGTGGCAGTTGCTACACAGTTATTAACGGGTATGGCACTAAGCGTAAATTGTACGAAAGCATGCTCACCTACATTGATGGCGCTAAAGCCCACAAATCCTGATTGGAGAACTAATTATGAAAATGCGTGACGAACTGGAATTGTACAAAGCTCGTGTTGTTGAGCTGGATACTTACACTGCTCGGATTATTGGTGAGCATGAAGCAACCTTGGAAGATTGGCAGCAAACCCAAGAACAAGCAATTGCTGAGTTGACTGCGGCTTCTGAGAAGAAATTCAAAGAGAAGGACGATCAGTATCAACGTCGTCAAGCAGATGTAACCCGCTTGCAAGAACAAATCAACAACCTGCAAGACATCCTCGATGTGATCCCCGGTGTTATGTCCCGTAAGAAGGAAGATAACTACACCGAGAATGCCTGCCACGTTCGCCTTGCAAGTGTACTCGCTCAAAAATTCATGTAACAGGAGGTGATTGGTGGCTGGACAATGCATCGAAAAGCTACCGCATTCTTGTGGCAGTAGTGATGGGCTGCAAACGTATTTTGACAACGGTAAGTACACAGGTTATTGCCACGTATGCGCTACATATGTTCCTGATCCATACGGCGGCAATGAACCTGAGATTGTTGTTAAGACAGAAGCAGAGATTGAACAAGAAGTGGCGGATGCACGGAAGTGTGGGTTTGTTAATTTCACACACCGTGCAATTCCCCCAGCAGATTGGAAATACTTTGGCGTTCGTTTAGGCATGTCAGAACGTGATGGGGTAACTCCTGACACTGTGATGCATCCTTATACACGTGACGGCAAGGTTGTTGGTTACAAGGTAAAACTGCTTAACAAGAAGATCATGTGGTCTATTGGTGATACCAAGAATTGTGATCTTTACGGGTGGATAGGCGCTAAGAAGGTTGGTGGACTCCCTCTGTACATTACAGAAGGTGAGGAAGACGCCATTGCACTTCGCAACATTCTTATCCAGATGAATAGGGGTACGGCATATGCTGAACAAGGTGTGGCCGTGGTTTCCCTCAATCACGGATCTGATAGCGCTATTGAGGATATTTCTCGCCATTTGGATGAGATTAACAAGACTTGGAAAAAGGTTGTTCTGGCGTTTGATAATGATGGTCCTGGGAAGAAGGCGGCTAAAGCTGTTAAGTCCCGGCTGCTGCCTGACTGTCAAATTGCTGCACTACCAGCCAAAGATGCAAACGCATGTCTCCGCAATGGATTGATGCGAGCTACACGGGATGCCCTTGTTTACCACGCTGAAAAGCCAATGCCTACCTCTATGCTCACAGTTAACAGCCTCATTGATGAAGCATGTGAGGAAGTTGTATACGGCAATGACTACCCTTGGCCCGGTGTAACTGACCTGACTTATGGTCAACGTAAGAAAGAGTTAATTGCCATTGGTGCTGGTGTTGGTGTTGGTAAATCCCTTATTGCTCATGAATTGGCTGCCCACAACTTCCGTCATTACAAGTGGAAATCCCTTGTAATCATGATGGAAGAAAGTCCGGCTGAGACAGTACGTAACGTGTGCGGGAAGCTGGATGATATACCTTACCATGTGCCAGGCACTCAGTTTGATAAAGATGTATTGCGAGCTACTGCCAATGAAATCAATGAGTACTTAATCATATGGAATCCAGATGAGAACAGTGATCCTGAAACTACTTGGGCATCCATCAAGCAAGCCATCCGTACCCATGGTAATGACATTGATTGCGTAATTGTCGACAACATGACAACCCTCTCTGAAGGTTTGAATACCTCTGAGAAGAATGAATTCATTGGTCTGGTGGCAAAAGAGTTTGCTGATCTAGCAATGAAGTTTGACTTCGAGGCTGTTGTACTTAGTCACTTGAACTCACCTGAAAAAAGTTCTAAAAGTCACGAGAATGGTGGTCGGGTATTGGAGTCTCAGTTTACTGGCTCTCGTGCATTGATGCGATATTCCCATATGATTTTCGGCTTCGAAAGAAATAAACAAGCGCAAGATCCAAACTGTAGCATCATTCGTCTTTTGAAGAATCGCAAGTATGGCAAGACAGGTACTTGTAAGACCTACTACGAAGCCTCAACAGGAAGGCTTACACAGCGCAACTGGCAAGATGAGTTGTACGAGAATCGCAAAGTTGGATAAGTTGTACGTCTACTGCAAGCTTATGTTTGAGTATGTTGACGGCACACTGTACAGGCGATTCACAACTGGAGGCAGGGCAGTAAAAGGTTCAAGGGTTGGCTCTTATCACGCTGGCTACAGAAGAGTTCGTGTACTTGATAAGGCTTACCTAGAACATAGGTTGATCTACTTGATGCACCACCTTTGTATGCCGAAACTTATAGATCATGACGACACAGATAGAGGCAACAACAGGATTTATAATCTGTTGGACTCCAACAAGTCTAAGAATCGGTACAACACCGGTTTAAATAGAAACAATACAAGTGGCTATAAGGGCATATCTGCAACCAAGAGTGGTAAGTACGAGGCTTACGCTTACGTGAATGGATCAAGGACATTTCTAGGAACTTATACAAGTGCAATAGAAGCGAACAAGGCCTACCTAGAATACAGTGGCACCAACGAGAACGAGGAAGAAGAAATGAGTAAGAAAACTGATGAGGAATTAAACTTCTCCGTCAAGTGTTTGAAGCCAAATGGCGAAGAAGTGACACACAAGTACCACAAACTCCTTGATGTATTGATTGAACGTAACAACAGTGCCAAGAAAGTTATGGCATTGTTTGAAACGTGTGATCAGATTAAGGCAGGTGAGCTTGTTGATGGTGAAGCCTGCAACATGAAGGGTTATACATTCCAGAGGATTTGATTATGTCGCTTGACTCATTCGTAATAATGTATCTCGACTATGTGAACAACTTCCTTTCTGTGGAGGCGTTCGCACACCACTACGCAATCACTGTCAGCACGGCGGAGCAAATTATTATTGCTGGGCGCTTGGTGAAATCCATAAACCTGTGAGGATTTAAGCATGTCCGCATATCAAGTTTCAGATGAGCAAATATCAGCGATTTTGCAAGGTGTATATGGTTGTCTACACGTTGGAACTGATGTGTGGAAAGCCCAAGTTGACCAGAACTCCTATTACTTTGTGATGGGTGCTGAGGCAATGCACCAACAAGAAGCTGATGTGTTGATGGCTGAGAACTTACGATCTGTTCACAAGCGTTACGAGGATCTTAAGCGCAAGCCGAACACCCCTGAATGGAAGGTGAAGGTATCTCGTGATGCCAAACCTTTGCATCCGCTCATTGTTCTCAAGCTGATTGACAACCTGCAATACCAATCATGCGAGAACGATGACTACAAGGATTCCGAGGCATACAAACTGCTGTGTAACTACCGGGAACGGTTGATACCTAAGCTCCCAGGTTATCAAGATCTTATTTGGGGGCTCTAACTACATTGGAGGTCATTTGAATTATGTTGGCAACGGGCTTGGGCAATTCTCGGTAGTTCCACCACTCCTTCCCTATAAGGCGGGGGAGTGGATGCTGCTACAAGACTTGATCTATACAAGCAAAGCAGGCAAGCAATACGTTACACCGAAGTATTTCATAACTGACTTAGCGTCGATCCCTTGGGTTGTTCAACCCGTCTTCAACTCTATTGATACACGCATTCCCGGCATTATGCATGATGGTTTGTATTGCATGAACCGTGAGCTGAAATCTGAGTGCGACTTCTTGTTGGGTGAAATGCTGGATGTTGTTGGATGTGACTCAACCCGGGAAGAATTGATTTACTCCGCTGTCCGTATGTTCGGCAGTAGTCGTTATGACGCATGCAAGGGTGGACCAAAACTGGAAGACTTCGCATGGGAGTACATGACGCCATATGAAGTGACTCTGTATAAGACCGCTTACAAAATTACTGGGTGATATATGGCCAAGACAAATGTTGAACACTTGGGTGGGAACCTATACCTGTGCTTCACACAAGCTGGATTTAAAAGTGCGTTGAAAAGTCACTTCAATGAATACCAGCTACCGCACAGGCGATACATACATGGACACCCAAGACGATATCCATCCGTTGTGAGGTTGGTATATGACCATGGTGCATACGCACACTGCATGACAGTTGATGAGTACAAAGACTACTTAACGCAACTGTTAATGAAAATAAACCATCACATGGTTATTCACTAGGAGATTTAAACATGGCTAGCTATGCGGCTGACATCGAAACAAGCGGTCTACTTGAGCAGATGAAGCTGCAAGAACGGCCAGTGTTGCACAACATGGGTTTCAAGGACATGAACACTGGAGAGGAAATCCTCTTTAGTAATAACTACTTCGACCTAGACCTGATTGATAGTGTGCAGTACAAAAACATCTCTGTTCGACCTATTCATGACTTGAAGAAATTCTTGTCTGCTGGTCACAAGTTGTACATGCACAACGGCAAGCTGTTCGATAACGAGGCTTTGATTTTCCTTGGGGTTATCGAGGTTGAACAGTGCGACATTAAAGACACCCTTTACCTTTCTTGGTACTTGGACCCTAAACGTCAGCGTCATGGTTTGGGGGAGTATGGGGAAGATTATGGTATTCCAAAGCCGTTGATTGAGAACTGGGAGAATCAAACCCAGGACGAATACAACCATCGTGTAATGCAAGACGTAAGGATTCAATATCGTCTAGTCAAAGATCAGATGGCCCAATTGAAGAAGATGTACCCGCAAGGGTTTGGGCATGTTTTGGAATACTTTGATATGAAAGCCCGCCACATGCAGACGCAACAACGGAACAAGTGGAAACTTGACGTGCCCAAGACAGAAGTGTTGAAAGGTGAGCTTGACGTTAAGCTGGCATTGCAAGTGGATGAGCTTGTTAAGGTTATGCCGAAGGTTCAGAAGTTCGGGATCAAGGAGCCACCAGCTAAACCGTACAAGGCTAATGGTGAATTGTCTGCACATGGCATCAAATGGATTACGTTGCTGCTACAGAACCACCTTCCTATTGATACTACGTTTGTAAAAGTAGTGTTGAAGCTTGAAGAACCAAATCCTAACAGCCCAATACAGGTTAAAGACTGGTTGGATAGTTATGGTTGGGTTCCACAAACCTTTAAATTCACTCGTGATAAAGACACTGGCGAAGAAAAGAAATCTGCACAAGTGAACGTTCCTAATAGCGGCGGTAAAGTCGATCCAGGCATTATCGAACTTATTAAGAAGCATCCGACAGCGGGTTTCGAACACATCAAAGGTTTGGGCATTCTTAAACACCGTGCAGGCATGGTGAAAGGATTCTTAGAAAACCACATTGATGGTTATCTGATCGCACGAGCACAAGGCTTCACTAACACACTGCGGCTTAAACACCGGGAGTTGGTAAACCTACCTTCAAGCCGTGTGCCTTATGGTGAAGATATTCGTGGGCTGCTTATTGCAGAGGAAGGTCAAGTTCTGTTGGGCAGTGACTTAAGCTCACTTGAGAACAAATGCAAGAACCACTTCCAATGGCCGCTTGATCCTGAGTATGTAGTAACACAGCAGACTCCAGGTTATGACCCTCACTTGCAGCTAGCTGTAGTAGCAGGGCTGATCACCGAAGCGGAAATGGAGTGGTACAAAACTAACAAGGATCGTGAAGACCTTACTGATGCAGAGTCAGTAAAAGTTAAACACATCAGCTTGATGCGCTCGATTGCTAAAACAGCAGGGTACGCACTTCAATACGGTGCAGGTGCAGCAACGGTAGCTCGTGCAGCAGGCGTTCCTTTTAAACAAGGTGAGGCCATCCGTACAGCTTACTTGGACCTCAACTGGTCCATTGATGCAATTGCCCAGTCAACAACAGTCATGAAGTGCTGTGGTTATTCGTGGCAGTGGAACCCAATCAACAGTATCTGGTACTGGCTTAAATCTGAAAAAGACCGTTTCTCTACACTCTGCCAAGGTAGTGGTTCTTATATCTGTGACATTTGGATTGAGAACATGCACATCATTTGTCGGGAACGTCATGGTAGCAATGCACCAGTAATTGGCGAGTTTCATGACGAAGGTATCTTGAGATTGAAAGACAAACCAGCCGCCAGATTGTTGATGGGTGGGATTGTTAAAGAATCAATTGTACGTGTAAACGAACTCTTGAAATTGAATACAACCTTGGACTGTGAAGTTCAATTTGGCAACAACTACAGCGAAATTCACTGAGGATTATTCTTGAAAGTTTCTACATTCAATGCCCTGAACCAACTGTTTCTGAATATGCAAAGCCAACAAAATGCAGCACATGTTGTGTATGGCGAGATTGCACAAGCGTTTGGTAAAGATGGACAAAGCCACAATGAAGTAGTTTTACAGACGGCACGCTGCGTTCGCGACAAAGCACTAACGGCTGCTCGTAAATACTACGAGTCGGAAATGAGTAATGGCATCAACGCACTTATTGTTGCCAACACCATCAAACCAGAAATTTCTAAAGTATCGGAGAATTACCATGGCGTTTAAAAAAGCAGTAAAAGCTGGCGAATCGAAAAAGTACGGTGTGACTCCTTTGTTGGATGCTGGTACTTACGATGCTCGCGTCCTGTCTATTGTTGACCTTGGCATGCAGCCGGGTAGTCCACAATATCCTGAACCTAAACCTAAACTTGAATTCCGCATGGAGTGCCTAGATGAGTTCATGGTTGGTGAAGATGGCACTGTAGATGAAACCGCACCTCGCGTATTCAACTACGAAGTCACCTACAACGAAGATGGCTATATGGATGAGAAAGCCAACATCTACAAACTCATTTCCGCCATTCCAAATGGTTTTGAATTGGAGCTTTCTGAAATGGTTGGCCTTCCGGTCACTATCATGATTCAGAAGTACATGAAGAAATCCGGCAAGAATGCGGGTAAAGAAGACAACAAAATCACTGCCGTTCTGCCAATGAAAGCAAAAAGTATTGCTACCGCTGGTCCGCTGATCAACAAACCACTGTTCTTCGACCTGGGTGAACCTGATCTGGCTGTATGGGGCAAACTGTATAAGGGCAATCCTTATGCGCACCAAGATCGCATCATGGCTTCCAGCTCGTTCGCTGGCAGTCTGTTGCAGAAGATGTTGGGCATTGAACCTAATGCTCCAGCAGATGACAGCGATCAAGATAACGATGATGGCTTCCCTGCAAACGATGCTGATCAGGATGCTCAACCAGTTGACTCCACTCCAGAAGTAGTTGAAGAAACTGCTGATAACGACGATAGCCCCTACTAAGGAGTAAGCCTATGTCATTTGACTTCAAAGAGGTTCTGATTGACGGCGACCTTCTTGTGTATGCGTGCTGCTCCGCTGCTGAATACGGTAACGAACTTGTTGATGTCCACCTTGATAAGATTCTTGAGTCCATTGATTCCAAAATCGTGTACATCAAGAATCGAGTCAATGCTGAGAAGGTTCGTGTGTTCTTTAGCGGTAGCAACAACTTCCGCTTTGTAGTTATGCCAGAGTATAAGGCCAATCGAGAATTCGTTGAGCGGCCTTATTATCTGCCTGCTGCTAAGGCGTATGCCACATACAAGTGGGATGCTGAAATGGTTGACTGCATGGAAGCAGACGACCTGATGTGTATTCATCAAGACACCAAAGACTTCACAACCATCATTGCAACTATTGACAAAGATATGATGCAGTGTCGTGGGCATCACTACCGTTGGGAAACAGTTCACCAAGGCGAGAAATTCACTCATGTAACTGGCAACGGCAAGTTGGAGATTGTGCACAAGGTGAGCGCAACCAATGGGAAAATTACCAAAGCTGTTAAAGGTAATGGTCCTTTGTTCCTATGTTGGCAATTGCTTACTGGTGATCCTACTGATGGGATTATGGGTTGTGGTGTTAAAGAAACCAAAATCCGTAAAACTGGCAAGAATGCAGGGGAGTCATATGAAACACGTGTTGGCGTTGGCGCAGTTACAGCTTATGAACTGCTTGCAAATTGTGAGTCCTATGGACAAGGCATGCATGTTGTTCGTGGCGAATACCGGAAAATATTCGGTGATGACTGGGAGGCAGCTTTGCTTAAACAAGGCCGCTGCCTATATATGGTGACACGCTATGTTGGTGAGCATCATATTCAATTATGGCACCACGACACAGCGCGCTTCAATGAATCCGTTTACGACATGCGTACCCAAGAATTCAATACTCCAGTCGCAAAGGCTGCGTAGTTGTATGGCTACCTAAAGACCGAAGCACAATTACTCAATTGGCTTAGGTCAGCTCTCCGTAAGGCTTGGACTAAACATCCTACAAAACTTGTCATGTTGCAGAACAATCAGAAGTTGCTACCTAGCAAGGTTTCAACACGTCTGGTTATTCATCATGAGTGCAAGCATTGTAAGAAGTGGTTCAGGCCCGGTGATGTGGAAGTTAATCACATTAAAACCGTTGGTGCCCTTACGTGGGAAAACCTTGGGGAGTTTGTCGAGAACCTGTTCCACGTTAAAGAAACTGATTTAGAAATCTTATGTAAGCCCTGCCACTCGATTGTTACCTATTCCGAAAGGAGTGGGATGTCTATGGAGGATGCCAAGATTGAGAAGATGGTCATCAACTTTACAAAGAACAGTGCAGCAGTGCAGAAAGAGAAGTTGCGTAGCAAGGGGATTGAACCTGGAGCTACCGCTGGCATTAGAAGAAGTCAGGCCAGAACCTACATATCGTCGATACTTAAAGGAGAATCCTGATGGCTATTTTGAAAGAGCTTGATGACGGCACTGAGTACGTCAAAGCAAAGTACTACGAAGGGGAAACCCTTAAAGGTTACTGGAAGGTTTATCGCAAGGTTGATGGTGTTCGTGTAATGCGTAACGCTGCCAATGAACCTGTTAGTCGTGCTGGTAAGCCACTGTACAACGTCAACCACCTTGAGTTTAAGGATGCTGAGGTTTACAACGTCAACTGGAACACATCTGTTTCATTGGTGCGCTCACAGACACCACAAGTTGTTACTCAGGACATGATCTATGAGCTGACTGACGGAAACATTGATCCTCGTTTGCTGATGGGTACTGTGCTGCATCCAGACGACTTGAAGCTTAAGGGCTTGATGCAACTGCGCCTCGATGCAGGTGACGAAGGTTTGATTCTTCGCCAACTTCACAAGTCCGGCAAGTTCTACGTGTGGTTGAAGGTGGTTCCAAAAAAGCAGGCCGACGTTCGGATTACTGGTTTCAAAGAGGGTGCCGGACGTTTGAAAGGTACGCTCGGCAGTATTCAAACAAAGCACGGCTCTGTTGGCAGTGGCTTTGATGATGCACTGCGAGACAAACTGTGGGTAGATCGTAGCAACCTGATGGGCACAATCATTCAGGTTGAATACCGCGAAGTTACCGAGGCTGGCAAATTGCGCTTCCCTGCATTTGTACATCAACGCTTCGATAAGAATGAGGAAAGCATCTGATGCGAGTATTCATTCTTAATGGTCCGCCAGGGATTGGCAAAGATACATTGGCAGCAAACATAAAGGAATTGTGTGGATTTCCATCAATGGCATTTAAAGATGCCTTGTATAAGGAAACTGCTGCATACATGGGCGTTGACCTGGAGTACTTCATTAATGTGGCAACCCTGCGACATACGAAGGATGCTCCAGACATGCTACTTGATGGCATGACCCCACGTGACGCACTGATCCATGTAAGTGAAAACATCATTAAGCCAAAGAACGGCAAGAAGTTCTTTGGTTTGAAAGCTGTTGAAGCAATTACTGAATTGGATGGGCAAACGGGAACTGTAGTCTTTTCAGATGGTGGCTTCTGTGAAGAAACTGAGTGCCTTGTTGAGCATGGTTATGAAGTTCACATCATTCAACTGCACAACAAAGACTTCGACTTCAAGCAAGACAGTAGGGATTACGTAGTAGTGCCTGGGGCAATGGCACACATCATTAATACGACAATGGGTAAGCCAGGATTGGACTTGGTTAGCTTCATGAATATTTTGGAGAAGATTTAATGAATGCAGTTGTAGAGAAATTTGTAGCACGCGCTGACCGTCCAGCAAAAACCATTCGTACCGAACTGGTGGACATTGAAGAATACATGCCAATTGGCCGTCGCCTTCGTGACATGGTTACTTGGCATCATGATCGTAACTTGATTGAAGGTAGCGATGACAAAACACAATTTGCAAAGCTCATTCAAGAAGTGGGAGAACTCAGTGACAACCTCTGCAAAGGTAAAGACATCCGGGATGATGTTGGAGATATTGTCGTTGTGCTTGTTAACTTGTGTGCTCGCAATCGGATCTCTTTCCTCTCCTGCCTAGACCAAGCATGGAACGACATCAAAGATCGTGAAGGCATTATGTTCGAAGGTGTTTTCATCAAATCCACAGACACACGCTATGCAGAACTTGTAGCAGCGCGTAAGTAACTATTAATCAAATAGGAGAACCACTTGAGCCAAGTTAAAGAAGTAGTATTCATTACCAGTGAATGTCGTTTGCAAGACCCCAAGAAACTTGGTAGCAGTATCAAGCTGAGTCAAAGTGGATTGAGCAAGTCTGAGCAATTGGACCTCCTAGAAGATTGGACCGAAGCGCAGCAGGAAGTAATTGCAGTTGCTCGCCATCACTACAAACGAATGATTGATCTCGGGGTTTCTCCCGATGTAGCACGTGTGCTGCTACCAATGGGGTTGGTATCCCTTTAATAAATTTGAAAGAGGTGAGCAATGCAATTGAGTGTTAATGGTATTGGTGCTGATAAACAAGCACTTAGTGACATCGTAGTTTTCAACAAGTACGCAAAGTTCCTTCCAGAAGTTGGCCGTCGTGAGAATTACAAAGAGATTGTAACTCGCAATATGGAAATGCATCAGCGTAAGTATCCACTAATTGCAGAGGCCATTGGCAATGTTTACGAGCAGTTTGTTTTTCCTAAGCGGGTGCTTCCTTCTATGCGCAGTCTTCAGTTTGGTGGACGCCCGATTGAACTCGCTCACAACCGTATTTTCAACTGTGCTTACATGCCGGCAGAAGACTATCATTTCTTCCCTGAACTTATGTTTCTGCTTCTTGGCGGCACTGGTATGGGGTACAGCGTTCAACGACACCACGTCAATAAGCTGCCCCCAGTAGCAGAACCAAAGAGCCGTGACTTCCATAAGTTCCAGATCCAAGACTCCATTGTAGGTTGGGCTGATGCTATCAAGGTTGTTGCTAAAGCATTCTTGTGTGGTGGTGCACTTCCAATGTTCGACTACCGCGACATTCGTGAGAAAGGTTCTGAGCTGGTAACTACTGGTGGTCAAGCCCCAGGTCCAGCACCATTGAAAGTATGTGTAGATGCATTGTCTGCACTGTTTAGCAATGCTGTAGGTCGCCAGATGCGTCCTGTGGAAGTTCATGATGCTGCCTGTATTATTGCTGATGCAGTATTGGCTGGTGGCATTCGTCGTGCAGCAATGATTAGCCTTTTCGATCTTGATGATGAAGAACTGATCACCTGTAAATCTGGTAACTGGTGGGAAACACACCCATACCGTGCCCGTGCCAACAACAGCGCAGTACTCGTTCGTGGTGAAGTAACCTCGGATCAGTTTGTTAAGTTGATGGCTCGTGTTGAAGCGAGTGGTTGTGGTGAGCCAGGTGTTTACTGGAACAACAACAAAGACTGGGGCACTAATCCATGCTGTGAGATTGCACTTGAACCATATCAAATGTGCAACCTCACTGAGATTAATGCTTCGCTCATTACTGATCAGGAGGATTTCAACGATGTTAGTTCGGCTGCTGCTTTTATTGGTACTTTGCAAGCGGGTTACACAGACTTCCACTACCTCAATCCTAAATGGCGTGAGACCTGTGAACGAGGGGCATTACTCGGCGTCTCGATGACAGGCATTGCCAGCAACACAGTTACTAAACTGGACATGGCACAAGCTGCACAGGTTGCGGTCCTTACCAACAAGTCTATCGCAAACATCATTGGCATCAATGAAGCTGAGCGCAGTACCTGTGTTAAACCTGCTGGCACCACTTCATTGGCATTGGGCACTTCTAGTGGCATCCATGCTTGGCACGCCGAGTATTACATTCGTCGTATGCGAGCTGGTAAAGATGAAGAACTTGCTCAATACATGATGCGTGTTGCACCTGCACTTGTTGAACAAGATGTAAAGGTTCCACATCAAGTTGTACTGTCATTTCCACAGTCTGCTCCAGAAGGTGCATGTGTTCGTACTGAAAGCATGTTCCAACTTCTTGAGCGTGTGAAGCTGGTTAGTACTGAGTGGGTAGCTGCTGGTCACACCACTGGCGACAACAAACACAACGTATCTTGCACTATTAGTGTTAAAGACAACGAGTGGGAAGAACTCACCAATTGGATGTGGATCAACCGTGAGCATTACAACGGCATCAGTGTACTTCCTTTCTTTGGTGCAGAAGCATACCCACAACTTCCTTTCGAAGACTGCTCCAAAGAAGTCTACGAATCCCTGCTTGTCCATCTGGAGGCTATTAATATTGATGAAGTTTTCGAAGTTGATGGCAGTGCAGTCAACCTCACTGCCGAACTGGCATGTGCTGGTGGGTTCTGCGAAATTAAGTAAAGACGAAATGCCAGATGTGTAATTACATGGAAGTGTCCGCATCGTTGCCAACATTGATTACACACTCCTGCCCAAGCTGTGAAACTCCAGTTAAATGCGAGATTGAACAAGGCAAAACAACGTGCTGGTGTTTCCATGTGAAGCGTCAAGAGAAGGAAGTTGATTGGGGAGGGAAGTGTTTGTGCACTGGTTGCCTTACTGGCAAACCTAACAACTGAGGTATACATATGCATGAAAATACAGTTGAGTTTCAGCTAGCACACCCTTCGCATTTCAGGTGGGCAATTGAGTGTTTAGAGAAGGGAACTGTATTGCACATGGAAAACCGTCAGTGGTTGATAGTCCGTGTTAGCAAACTCTCTTACACATTGCAGGAGATTGTTTACGCACAACCTAAGAGGTGATTGGTGGCCCAAGAAGAATCGTTTGAACTTTCTGTCACAAGAAGGTTAATACCAAAACTGGCACCACCATACCGCCAATCTGCACAAGTATACGTTGACTGCATCCCCAAGCTTTATGTTGCATTGTGCAATCCGGGGAGTAAGTACAATAAACGTAACTATCTCGCCCAGTATCTACACACTGATCCGTACATAGGCTTGTGCTTTATAATGGCGATGGTGGGTGCAAAATTACTTACCCTTGAGCACATACGTGTAAGTAGAACAGAAACACATGTGATCGTTGAACCAACTTACGACCTTGTTAGCATGATGGTTAAGGGTGGCTTGCCGCCTATTTTAACGCATGTTGTCAGGGAAGGCTTTGACGTGCCTGATGCAAAAGTACGCTACGGCATCGAGCAGTGTTCACATTTAGAAGCAACCAGTGGGATAGCTGATACAAAGTTTCGTGTGAATCCGTTTGTACTTAACCTGTATAAAGAAACCGCTCCTTATAATGACAGCATCATGGCTAGCAGGGCTGTGAAATGTGCGGAACAACTTGTTGATGAAAACAGCTTCAAGTTTGGTTGCTTCTTGGATAGTCGTGGGAGGATTTACGCAGACACAACTATTGGTATTAGCCCGCAAGGTGCTGACCATGAGAAAGCAATGTGTCTTCCTATTTTCAGCGAAGCCCTGTCACCGGCTGGGCTGGCTGCCCTTGTGGCGGCTACTGACGACTACGCAGAGGACACCCGCTATGACGGTGCAGACACTGAGGCTAAAGCCTGCCTGTATGCGGCACAGGCTCTAGATTGGGAGAATTTGGAGTGGCTACAGTGGGATAAACCCTACTGCGGAATGGCAAATGCCAGGCTGATAGCCGAACACCTGAAAGCCCCTGAGCAGCCCCTGGCAGCGTTCGTTCCCAGGGATGGGCGATGTTCCGGCCTACAGCATTGGAGCGCCCTGATGGGGTCCAGTGCGATCACAGACCGCTTAGGGATGGAGTTGTGCGAGTCCGCTGACGGCATGGATATTTACGAGTTTGTGGCCTTCAAGTGGGACTACTACTTACCAGAAGAATACAAATACATTGCTACACGTAAGGGTGCAAAGAAGCCAGTAATGACTTTTGCGTATTCTGCAACTCGCATATCGGCAATGGATAATGTCTGTGACATGCATCCTGAGCTTGATAGAAAGGTTGCTTGCCAGCTTGGCTCTCAATTGTTCAACACCACGAACGAGGTTCTACAACCCATCGTTGCAGGTGTGGATTGGTTGAAGGCGTGCATGGCAATTATCTGTGCTACTGGTGTTCACCAAGTTTCATGGGAGACTCCAGACGGATTTGTAGCCAGTCAGGATTACCGAGTAACTGAGGAAGAAGACGTTACAGTGGTGATTAAGCGGCGCAAGCACACGATCACTATCAAAAAGGATGTCTTGGATGAAGAAGGTGCATTCATCCCCAAGCTTTCAAAGCACAAATCTGCAATTGGTCCTAATGTAATTCACTCGCTAGATGCAACACATCTTCGGATGGTGGCTATTCGTTTGAAGGAAGTCGGGCTTCCTGCTGTGTGGGTACACGATAGCTTTGCTGTTCATGCAAACTACATCCCATTTCTCGACAAAGTAATCCGAGAAGAATTCGTAAAGTTGTACTTTGGTAACTACCTGTTAGATCTAAAGCGTCAATGGGAGTACAAGTACAAGGTGGATTTGCCTGATGAACCTGCAATGGGTGATTGGGATTTGAACATCATTCACAAGTGCGACAGATTTTTCCTGTAAAAGTTTGCAAACTTTTGGGCATATTGGCAAAAGCGGTTTGGCTACAGGCCATATAAACCGTGGCCTCCAGCTACCCACCATAGAAGAATAAGAACGCACTCAATTTAAATATAAAGAAATTTCCACTGGCCTCTAAGGGGCTGGGGGATGCTTTCTCTTTTACTAAAAGGTTTGACAATTCTTGTTAACTAAAATGTTCCACCACATAACTACCTCCCTGAGAGGTAACAACTAATGAGTTAGGAGAAACCACATGAGCAATGATTGCAGAACCAAATGCAGAAGTTGTGATCACTACGTTGATCTAGTTGCAGGGGCTTGCCCTCTGTGTGACGAAGTGTATTACGAGGTTGATGAAGATGAAGTTGTAGATAAGAAAATCAACATCAGTATTTCTTTCGCTGCACCAACAGAAGGTGAATGGATGGCAATTTGTAAGGAGTTGCAAGACCTCATTCCACAAAGAATGACTACCGAGCGATTTAACTTCCTTTATATGCTGCAACCTGTAGCGGATGAGGATAAGTTTTAATGGCTGCATTACCGATTGATGAGCAGGTTGATAACTACATTGTTAACCAACTGACTCAACATTACGGTGATTTGTTGAAGGTTAGTAGATCAAGGGGCATTACACAGACACTCCCGCAACTACGCTTATACATTTCAGAAAATGACTTTATTATTGAGCAATACCAAAAGTCTATTACAAGTGAGATTGAAGGTCAGGGCTTAGAGAACAATGCTGTAATCAAAGCTTTGCAAGATGCTCAATTGGAAGCGTTTAGAAATGCTGACCATAAAAACAACACTGTATATAGCTCTGAGATTAAGAAATTAATTACAGAGGGTAAAGTTGAGTTAGATAGTAATGGTGAGGTAACTGTTGTTAACAAAGCCAAGAAGAAACTTTCTTTGGCGATGGCCATTATTAACAATCCGCTGGAAGTAAATCTTGAAGAACTTACTAACGAAGATTGTACCGAGGCAAGGGAGATACTTGTCGCTAGCTTTGCTACATTCAGTAAGTGGGCATTTGAGTTGCAGATGGGATTCAAATTCCAGATGCAGGACTTTCATAATGTTATTTTCGAAGTGTGTCAGGATATTGTGGATGGTAAGAGGGATCGGGTAATTGTAACGATCCCTCCCCGCCATTCCAAAACACAGATTCTCAGTATCTTTCTACCGCTGTATAGCTTCTGCCACAACCCAGGTTCACATAACATCATTACTTCTTATGCCGATGACGTTGTATCAGAAAGTAGTGGTTACATCCGTACCATCATGCTCAACGAACTATTCATGAAAGTGTTTCCTGCATTGAAGATTGATGCAAGTAAGCGCTCGCTTGAACGTTGGGGTACTACTAAAGGTGGCGTGCTTCACGCAGTTCCATCTGGTGGTAAGTTGACCGGGAAGGGTGCTGGTAGTTTGACTACCGCTTATTCAGGTTGCTTTGTTGTAGACGACATCATTAAGCCAAAGGATGCTTACTCTAATACAGTTCGCTCCGAGATTAATGACCGATACGACAATACATTTATGTCACGTCTTGCAAATGACGGTGTAGTTAATGATGACGATGGTAACGAGGTTAAATGTTCTCGTACACCTATGGCTATCATTATGCAACGTGTGCATGACGAAGACCTCGTTGGCTATCTGCTACGGGGTAACTCAAGTGACAGTTACGACTGGTTGAACATCCCAGCAGTGATTGAAGAAGGTGTGGGCTCTAAAGAGTGGTACGACAAACTCATTGAGAAACAAGCGTATACACACGCCAAGCCTGTGCTGTTTAAGTTGCATCGTAAAGAAGCTCGCACTGCATTGTGGCCGTCTCGTAAGAGTTTGGAGTCACTGGATGCAATGAAGAAAGCCTCCCCATATACATTCAACAGTCAGTACATGGGTGATCCAACTGCACAAGGTACAGGACTTGTTCAAGAAGCATGGTGGCAGGAATACTTAGAACTTGATAAGTCCCAGGTTGTTCGCTCATTCATGACAGCGGATACAGCATCTACTGCGCAGACCTACTCAGATTACTCTGTGGTTTGTTTGTGGGCAGTGATGAGGAATAGAGATATGTACCTAGCAGATGTTGTGCTGGGTAAATGGGAAACACCTGAGCTTAAGATAGAGCTTATTAAGTTCTGGAATAAGCACAACAAGTTGGACCTGTCTTATCCATGCATGCTGCCTACGGCCTTGTATATGGAGGACAAGAGTTCTGGTCAATTCTTGAACCAACAATTTACACGTGATGGGGATGTAAGAGTGTTGCCTGTGCCGAAGGATAAAACTTCCGGGGACAAGGTGGCTCGCTTCCTCAACACAATCCCTTACTTTGCACAAGGTAGATTATGGTTTCCAAGTGAGCATGTACATAAGGCACACGTTATGCGTGAAGTCTTGGGCATGACTGGCTTAGGTAGTTCAACTGGACATGATGACGTTGTTGATAACGTGAGTGATGCAGTTGCCATCGAATACAGTGGAAGTTCGGCCAACTATGAAAACTGGGTTAATTAAGGAGTACTGTCATGATCAGCACACGTCTGTGCAAGAAAGCATCGGGCAATAACCTTTTTCATATCAAAGATAGCGCTGGCAACATCATCGCCACAATTGAAACTGTGAGTGATCGAGTAGAGCTACAAGTATCCACACTGCCTGAGTACCACTTGGAAAAACCCAATGGCTACTCTAGCAAGAAGGATGATCTATGAATGAAGAAGAAAACCTGACTTTAGAACAACTCGCTGAAAAATTAATCGTAGATGCTGCAACAGCGATTAAGGCACAAGATGGTTTGGAAAACGTAGTTTCAGGTATGGGTGGTGCTGGTGATAAGACCACCTACAACCAGTGGAATCGTAGTGGTGGCAATAGCGACCAAGATGGTTTGATTACCCGCTTCCGTGAAGATTGGATTGCACAAAAGATTTGCACCATCATCCCACTGGATACAACCCGTCAATGGCGAGAGTTGGAAACAGAGGATGCACAAGATGCGGACGACTACTTCAATGTTTCAGGCTTGTTTAATGAAGCATACAAGTGGGCGAGGGTGTTTGGCACTTCTGCAATTCTGCTGGACATCAAAAGTTCCGGCAAGATGGATACACCACTAGACCTTAAACGGTTGAAGGTGAATTGCATCAACAGTCTTCAAGTTATTGACCGTACAAGGTTGATGGGCAGTGGCATGATCAACATGGACCCACTGTCACCATGCTATGGGCAACCTGAGCATTACATGATTGCTGGCAGCACTGCCAAGATTCACTACTCCCGTTTGATTAGGTTTGAAGGTACACGCCTTCCTATGTATGAGAACTGGCATAACCAATGGTATTCAGACAGTGTGTTACTGCCACTGAATAAGTTGATTGATAATTTCCATACTGCTGTTCAGGCTGCTGCACATCTTGTTGTAGAGGCTAACACTGATGTAATTACGATCAATGGTTTGCAGAACATGCTTACCAACCCTGCGGGGGAGAAGGCTGTTATGAAACGATTCCGTCTGATGAAACAGATGAAGTCGATTTACAACGTAATTCTGCTTGATGCCAATGAAGTCTACTCCACCAAGAAAGTTCAACTGTCTGGTGTAAAGGATTTGATTTGGGAGTACTTGGAAGTAGTTGCTGCTGGTGTAGGTATTCCAGCCACTCGCTTCTTGTCTGCATCACCAAGCGGCATGAATGCTACAGGTGAGAGTGACCTTGTTAACTACGTTGACTTGCTTGCTGCTATTCAAAAGATGGAGTACGAGCCAAAACTCAAAATCCTTGACGCCATTATCCAAGCTCACTTTGGTTTGCCAGAGTGTAAGTATAAGTGGCGATGCATCTTCCCTGAATCTGCTGCACAGAAAGAAGCTAAAGACAAGGACACTGTTGCGAATGTCGTGGCTCTAGTTGCAGTAGGTGTTCTAACTGCCGAGGCTGCACAACGGATTCTGTACACCAAAAATGTTTATTCGAAAGAAGACATGGGTGAAGTTCCCATAGCACCACCACCTGGAGCAGCCAAGATTTCACGTCCATCAGATGGGCCTGACGATAAGAAGGAGAAATAAATGCGTTTGAAAAATACGTTGGGCCTGGCAGTGGCAGCATTGGCTGTTCGGTTCCACGATGAAGACACAGTTGTAAACCTGCAAGACAAGTTGCACATGCCTACAAAGCGCAAGTTCAAGACGAGTGGTCAAATGATTGCTCCTTGTACTCTCGCACGTACTGGCATCATGGAGTACAAGGCAAAGGATTTGGGTGCACAGTTTAAAGACCATGATCCAGAAGCCATTATCAAGGTAATGACTTTGCCAGAAGACTTGTTTGATGAGGCAGCTATTAACTCTGCCCGTTCGGCACCTTTCACTATCGGCCATCCAAAAGATGATGTTGATACTGAAAATGCCAAAGAGTTGGTAAAAGGTATGCTTGAAGGTGTGCCTTGCAAGGATGAGGCAGGCGAAGAACTAATCGGCACTATGGTGCTTAATGATGCAGATGCTATTGCATTGGTTAGAGCTAATGTTAACCAACTGTCCAGCGGTCACAATGCCACTTTGGTTCTGTGCGACGAAGCTACTGTTGGCTACCACGCCAAAAAGACCAACATCCGTATTAACCACTTTGCAATCGTGCCTAAGGGCCGAGCTGGTACAGCAGCTATTGCTGACAGTGCAGATGTGGAAGAAGAAGTAATTGATGATGTCCCAGTTATCGCACCAGTAATTGAAGTGGCCAAGGTCGCTGATGCTGTTGTCGAGATTAAAGTAGCAGACGCTGCTTTGGTTGCAGAAGTGGAAACACTGAAAGCGAAGTTGGATGATGTCACTGCAAAACTTGCCGACGCTGTAGCAATTGGCGAGAAGCTTAAAGACATTGATGCACTTGTTGAAGAACGCATGGAGTTTGTTAGCCAGGCACTCAAGCTTGCAGATGTTGATGTAAAAGGTTTGACTAAATTGGAAGTAATGCGCGCAGTGGTTACTAAGGTATGCCCGTCTGCCCCTACTTCTATGTCCGACCAATATGTTGAAGTCCGATACGGCATTCTCCTTGAAGATAAGGATTTTGTGAAAGATGAATCCACAGACCTAACGCAAGTCTTGCGAGACGTTGCAGGTAAGGATGTGAAACCAGCAGCAACCCCAGCAAAGAATGAATCCGCTCGGGAAGCAATGATCAAACGAAATGAAGGAGCTATTTAATATGCCAGTTCAAAACTACAGCATCAACATCCCAGGCGCCCAGGAAGGCACTATCATCGGCCTGAACTACACCAACGCCAAGCGTGAAAGCTTCCGTGCAAAAGTTGCAGGCATTACTGCTGGCAAAATTGTAAAGCACACTGGCGACCGTGAAGTTGATTTGGGTAGTGCCGGTGCCGGTCAACAGTTCGGTGTTGTTATCCGTCAAATGACCACTGAAAGTGACTTCCGTCCAAACACTGGCGCAGCTCCTTATGCACTGGGTGCAATGCTTCCAGTCCTGTTGGAAGGTCCAATCAACGTTGTTACGGTTGCCTCGTGCCTGTTTGATGGCGCTGTATACGTTAATACCACTACTGGCCAGGTTACTTCTGCTGCCACTGCTGGTTATGTCAAAGCGTCGAACATGAAGTTCAAAGCTTCTGCGGCCGCTGGTGAAGTTGTTGGGGTGGATATCACCGTAGCAATGATCAATGGCACCGCTGTTTAATTATAATTAATAAAGGAGATTTGAATTATGGCTCGTGAAGTAAAATTGGCTGATGGCTCTACCGCAACCCTGAACGATCACTTTGAACGTCTGGCTGATTCCTCCGATGTAAAACTTTCTGATGGTGACGGTGTGTTCTTCCAACGTCAACTGGAAGTAATCGAACAAACCACTTACGACGTACTGTATCCAGATTTGGAAGCTCGTGAATGCTTCCCAACCCTGACCCTTGGCGGTGCAGGTGCAACAAGCTTGACCTATCGTTCGTATGACCGTGTTGGTAAAGCACAAGTTATCAACGCTCGTGCAACCGACCTGCCAAAATCCGATATCTCGGGCCGTGAGTATTCGATCAACGTGAAATCCGTTGGTTGCGCTTACGACTTCGACATTGATGAAGTTGCATCTGCCAACATGAGCGGCATGCCTCTTGAAGCTCGTAAAGCTATGGCTTCGCGCCGTGGTTATGAGCAGTACGTGAACGATGCTGTATGGTCTGGCGATACTACTGCTGGTTTCGTTGGTCTGTTCGGCAACCCGTATGTTGCACACAACCCAGTTGTTGCCGGTGCAGCAAGCACTACCCTGTGGACCACCAAGACTCCAGATGAAATTCTGAAAGACTTGAACTCGGCTTGCAGCGCTATGTACGCAGCCACCAAGAAAATTCACAAACCAGAAGAAGTTTGGTTGCCAGTTCTGCAACACAACTACATTGCGTCTACTCCACGTAGCGCTCTGAGCGATACCACCATCCTGCAATACTTCTGCGATAACAACCCTTTCGGCATTACCAAAGATAAAGTGAAAGCGCTGAATGCTATCGACAACAAGTTCGATGGTGGCGCTGATGGCTTTGTTGTACTTGCCAAGAAAACTCCAGAAGGTACTCAAACTGTTCGTATTCGTGAACCACTGCCACTTCAATTCCTGCCAGTGCAATTGCATGGTCTGGTCTATGAAGTTCCAGGTCGTGGCCGTTTCGCTGGTTTGGAAATCACCTACCCTCGTGCAATTGACCTGTGGTACGGCATCTAACAAATAGCGTTACTTAAGAGCCTCACTATATGTGGGGCTTTTTATTGCCCAAATTTTAAGGAGAACCAACATGCGCGTTCGAAATCATTCCGAAGCTCCTATCATGCTTAATGCTTACATTAACGCTGGTAAGAAGACTACGCACCAAGATGTTCATGGCAACAAGATTGTTAAAGCAGAAGCTCCGCAATATACGTTGATTTGTATTCCTGCAAGCGCAGAAGTAGAGATTGAGGACGAACTGTGGGAGCAAGCCACCTCGGGTAAAACCCGTGTGCAGATCTTCGACGAAGAACGTGAAGTTATTCCAGAAGCGAAGATTGATGGCAAGCCTGTATATCAGACTGTGCTTGTTCCTACTGGCAAGTTCCGTGACGTCAACTTGATCCAAGAGCGCGTAAAGAAAGGTGACTTGGAAATTACCATGAAGGTTGCCAGCAAACTGTCGATGGCAGACAAACTCAAGAACCTTGCTGTTAAGAAGGTTGTTGTTACTGCTGAGACCCACACAGAAGAAGAGATTGATGCGCTGCATATGTCCCTGTGTGAATAAGTAGGAGGATCATAAATGGTGACTTATGAAATGTTTGTTGCCAGATTCCCTGAGTTTACAAGTACTTCCCAAGCAAGGTTTAGCATCTTCCTTGGGGACTCTCAAATTGAAATGGGCACTGAGGAATATCGCTGGGAGAATGTCTATGACGTTGCTCAAGCGAACCTCGTTGCCCACTTTCTAACTGTGGCTCAAGGAAGTGCAATAGGCGATACGATGGCTTTGATGCCCATCAGAAGTACAGATGTTGATGATGTGTTGGTGGAGTATGCAGTTGCGACAGTTGCACCAGGCACAGCGGTAGATAACTTTGCAGCATCTATCTACGGACAGCAATATGTTCATTGGCGTAACCAAGCGTTTGCTGGTTCCAGAATTATCTGCCCATGATTAGTGTTCGCAGAGCATTCAATCGAAATACAACAACCAAAGTCTTAATGTGCAGCCCAGTTGGTGGATATTGGGATGCAGACAATCAGTGGGTAAAGAATGCCACTGGGCCAGCGATTGCAATCTATGCAACACCTATCCCACACGGTGATAGGGATGAGGGTGTGTTCGGTGAACAACTGAAAGCAAACCCTGAGCTTGAACGTCAACCTGGCTTCATGAAGTTCCATTCCCTTGTGGACATGCCTATTAATAGTCTGCTGTGTGTATATGGAGTTACTTACTTCGTTACACAGTATGCCAACTATAGTGCCGCTGGTTTCTACATGACCATTGCAAGCAAGGTGCAAAACCTTGTGCTTACCGAAGGGTTGGTTACAGAGATTTTCACCGAGGATGGCACAGCACTTCTTACTGAGCTTGGCGCGTTAATGATCCTAGAGACACCACCACAAAATACACTTCAAGTGAATGGGTGGGGCTAATGGATATAGACGTTCAAAAGGTTCAGAAAGTAATTGATCAGTGTGTACTCAAACCTCGCTACTCATACCCAATGTTTAAGAATGCCCCACGTCCACCTGTTGATGCATATGCAGCAGTAAGGATGATGGGTACTTACAGCCCAGGGTATGACCAGATTTATAACACCTTCGACGAAGTTGCTGATGAATTTGTATTCACTACTAAAGGCTTTCGCATTCTCTCATTCGATGTTTTGTTTTCTCGTGATGATGTGGATGTTGATTTCTTGAACAACAGTTTCTTTCGTCCAGATGTTTTGGATTTGATGAAGAAGCTGGGGATGGTTCTTTTAAGTAAGGGGCCAATCAATGTAAAGACCTTGACATTGGAATCTCAATGGGAAGTTCGAACTGCAATTCGTCTCGACTTTAATGTGATCAGAACACAGACCACACGTATTCCCCGCATTATTAGTGCTGTCATTAACGGTGAAGCTCAACTAGAAGCAGCTTCCGTAAATATGGTTATCGAAATTGATGGAGAAACCAAACCAATAAACTAACAAAGGAGACATTACCATATGTCGGCATCCGTACCAATTTCCGAGTATATCAATGTAGGCATTGCACTCGCACCAACGCCAGAGGGTTTGGCAGGGTTTGGCCAACTTGTAATGATGAGTAAGAGCGCCAACACGGGCACAACCCCCATCAATAAAGATGAGCGAATTCGAAAGTACAGCAGCATGACTTCTGTAGCAGCCGATTACACTGACGGCACAGAGATTAACAAAGCAGCCACTGCTTACTATGCCCAAGTACCGCGACCAATCTACTTCATGGTTGGCCTGATTGATGGCACCAACACTGCTGCACATGCAACTGGCAGTACTGCACCTAACTTGGTGGCAGTGCAAGCCGTAACTGCTGGTGGCTTCACTATCACCATTGATGGCGCCTTGGTTGTAATTACCGCCGTAGATTTGTCTGGCGCAGTTTCGTTTGCTGCTGCTGCACTTATCGTACAAGGCAAGCTCGCCGTACAAAAGCCGGGTACTACTTGTACCTATGACGGCACCCATTTTGTAATCACCAGTCCTACCACTGGTGTAACTTCTACCATCACTGTTGCATCTTCGGATGTTGGTGGCTTGGCTGCTGCACTGGGCGTACTCACTGCTGTACTGACACAAGGTCAGGCATCTGAGACTCCTGCACAAGCCCTCACTGCATGTGAACAGGTAGACAACTCTTTCTACGGCATTGTCCTTGATAAAGAGTTTGATGATACTCAGGCTGCATACGATGCGGCGGTATGGGCACAAGCTCGTACCAAGAAGTTCTTCAACACCACCAACGATCCAGTGGCACTTACCAACACTAATGGCATGACCATTGCTGGTTTGATTTCAAGTTCCTCGCTGGGTAACACCTTGTCTACCTATGCACCTGTTGCTGGTAGTTATGCTGGTGCTTCGGTTGCTGGTCGTGCATTCACTGTTAACTTTGAAGGCACTAACACCACCATCACCCTGATGTACAAAAAGCTGCCAACCATCCCTGTTGCTCGCATTACTACGGGCCAGAACGCCAACCTGAACAAGATCAACTGCAACGTGTTCTTGGATGTAGGTGGCAACTCGTTCTTCGCTGAATCCAAAATGGGTGATGGCAGTTGGTTTGACACCAAGCATGGTTTGGATTGGTTGCAGAACCGCATTGAAACTGATGTGTTCAATCTGATGTACCGTTCCAATACCAAGGTTCCTTACACTGATACTGGTGTGAGCATGATCATTCAAAAGGTTGAGCAAGGTTTGCGTCAAGGCGTTACTAACGGCCTGATTGCTCCTGGCTATACCACTGATGGCGAGTACCTGGAACTTGGCTATCGCATTGATTACATCCCTGTTGGTGATGTTAGCTCTGCTGACAAAGGTACTCGTATTTACAAAGGTATCTCCTTCATTGCAGTCGGCGCTGGTGCAATTCATAAAGTAACTATCACCGGCTCGTTCTCGGAATAAGGAGAAGTAAATGAAGCAGTATAGCTTTTATAACGTTGACCTTTTGCTGGATGGTATTCCAGTTACTGGCTTCACTGATAACAACAGCATCATTTCAGCAGGCCGTACTAACGTACAGCACACCAAAGTAATTGGTGCTCGTGGTGAAATGTCTGTGGCAACTATTGCGGATCGGTCTGGCCGCATTGTGTTTACCCTGCTCCAAACCAGTGACTACAACGCCACCCTGAACAGCCGTGCAATTCTTTCTCAGAACACCGGCTTGAGTGGCAACCGTCAAACCTTTGATCCAATCCAAGGTTTGATGAACGACAAGATGGGCCTTGCACTTGTGTCTGGTGTTAATGGGTTCATTCCTGTTATGCCTGCCATCGTTCGTGGTACTGGCATCGTCTCCCTGAGTTGGACTGTTGAGTTTGAGCAGATTTGGTTCACCAACGGTAAGTACGATTACGTAGGCCTGTAATAAGAATATTTAGCTGGAGATACATTGTGTCTCCAGCTTGGGAGAACTATATGGCTTGTAAATCAGAAACACGGGAGATTGGTGGCAAGCAAGTATTTGTTCGTCAATGGCCTGCTAACAAAGCAATGGACATGCAAATTGGTTTGCTCACTGCAATGGGGGATGAAAGTCTTGCATTTGTAATGGGTGACTGGAACTTCGGCAACCTTATGTACGTGTTGCAGCGTGTAGAGAAGCATGTGTTCCTGCCATTCGTTAAAGAATGTATTTCTTATGCTCGCATTGATGGCAAAGAAATCAATGCCGCTAACTTTGATGTTGAATTGAGCGGCGAGTTGAAGTTTATTTATGACCTGTTCTCCTTTGTAGTTGAGGTTAACTTCAAGGATTTTTTCGTAGAAGGTCTAGCAGCGATGGACGAAATCGAGAAGTTGAAGAAGCAGAACTTGCTTCCATCACAAACAACGCAGACGGAACAATAACAATAAACAATGAGTTGGATGCCCATAGGGGGCCGACCATTTCTGAAATGTTTCCTGACGTGAACTACTTCCTACATCGTCCATTGATTGCTGAACCTCCAATGTGCGCCTTAAGGGAACTCGATGACTCAACATATAGCATTGATGATATTTATCTGATGCATGTGCTACTAGACCTTAAAGAACACATTGCTCCAACTAAATGAGGGACTAATCTAATGGATGAAAAGAAGATACTTAAACTTGGCAAACGCCAAAAACCAGTTGTATCGGTGGCGTCTGGCACTTCTAAGTATGTAGCCCCATCCCAAGCTAAGGATGTGATTTCACGAGAAGCCACAGATGCAAGTATTGCTGCACAACGTAAACGTGAGAAAGCCGCCAGACGGAAAGAACTTGCGTACTTCATGGCAAAGACCACTGGCGGTACTGCTGCCCAGTTTGAAAAGGTTATAAATAGTGAAGACTGGGATGACTTAGACGTTCAAGAAATGCTCTTGGAAGATCGCTTTGCGAAGTTCCGGGAAACCACACTCATCAATACGAGTGAAGAAGTTCGAGCAAAAGTTTATCAAACGAATAAAAATGCAACAACAAGAAAGCTGGAAAAGATTCAAAGTGATCGTGAGTTCTTGGGTAAACAGACTGGAGCAATCTCTAGCAACTACGAAGAAAACTCAAACCTCCTAACACCAGAAACAGTTGTGGCTGGGAAGATCAAAGCAGCAGGTTTGGAAAACGAATTGGCCGGGGTTATTAATAAATATGATTCATATTTGTCCATGTCTTCTGGCGAACGGCAGAAATCTTTTTCGAAAGAAGAGCTTTCTATTTTCACAACTATTTCTAACACTGGTTTAACTCCTTCTAAACTTACCAGCAAAAAGTCTGTCCTTGATTTTGGTAATGAAGGTGGCTCATTTGACGAGGCTACAGATGGCAATGAAATGTTGGCACCTGTGGTTGACGACTATGCAACAGATGTCAAGACGCCCAATGCATCCTTGGCAGCAATCTTTGGCTCGTACCGTGAGTCATTATCTGGTGCAACTTATGACGTACTTCCCATCAACAAGAAGGAAGTGTCCGGGGATTTGCTAGCATCTGAGTTCTCCCTGCAAGCACCAGCAAAATATCCAGACTACATGCAACCTGCGCGCGGCATGAAAGGTATTACTGTACAACAGCAACAGTCGGAAGCCCTGGGCTTACCAGACAATGCGAACGTGCAAGAGTACTTTGATAATTTAGCTGAACAGTACATTGACCCAAGTAAGCTGGAGCATATGTCACCTGCTGAAAAGGGTAAGGCTATTCGTCTTATCTCTATGCAGATTAGCAAGATGCTTCCTAGCCGGCTCAAGGCTGTGTCTGTACAGAACGCTACATCCATTCAGGCTAATGACGATAAGTTTAATGAACTCGTTGAACAGTATGGTGTTGATGAAGCGGTAAGAATGGTTGGCAAAGGTAGTGGTGAGTTTATTCCACCTACTGCTGCGTACACTGCGTACCCAAGCCCACATGAGTTGGTTGGCTCCATTAACAGCAGCAAGCTCCGTGAATTCGCAGCGGGCGTTGTTAAGCGTGGCATGACTTCAAAAGGTTTGTGGACTGATGATGAAAGCCAAGTGGACACCATGTCTACCTTGCTTACATACGGTACACGCAATCTGTCATACAACAACTTCGACAAGCAGGATGATGAGTATCAGCGGGCAACAGTAGCTCGTGCTGCACTCACGGAACTACCTAAACAATTAGGCCGTATCTATGGCATCAGTGATACGGCAGTTAGTCGCAAGTCTTGGGGTGGTGGGTTACAGCTTAACTACGACGTACTTGAGCAATCCCTTGATGAACAACTGTTCGGGGAACAAGACACCATCAAGCATCAGTTGGATAGAGGGGTTGAGTTTAAGCCCTCACAACTTGACAAGTACGCTCGGGATGAACTTGCACGCACAGTAGATGTTTTCTTCCAACCTGCGGGCGACCTTGCAGCAGATTACGTTGATAACAACATGTCTCAAGTTGATGAGTACTTGGGCATGAGGGCGGCTGACGTTGATTTTAACGATGACCTGGGTGCCCCTGATGACGGTGGGGGTGCTCCGCCCGGTGGTCCAGGCGATGGTAGCGGTAAGGAGTACACACCCCAAACGGGGCTTGAGGCGCTTACACGCGATGGCCCCTTGCAGGTTGATGACTCCTTTGCCACAGCGGCGCCGAGCGTAGATATGCAGGCCGTGGAGGGCGTCAGGGAAGGCGCAAATACCAACCAGCGGGCAACATCAGGCAACAACCTTGGCGAGTCTGTATCGACCACAGGGGCAACGTCAGGCAGTAGATTGGGGGCTTCGGTAGCCACTCGTGACAGCCGTGTCGAAAGGTTGGCCGGGGCGAGAAGTGCGTATCAAGCTGCCAACCCTAACTTATCCATTAGCAATGCACCTCAAGGTAGTCAGCAATGGTTGGACGAAAGGAAGCTGCTTGTAACTGCATCTGATGCTACCCGTGTAACTGGCAGTGATAGATCCCGCAACACGTTCGTAGGCGAAAAGTCTATGGAAAATTGGGGGATGACTTCTACACAACCCTACCCAAGCGAAGATATTGAACGAGGGCACAGGCTAGAAGACAAAATCCGCCAGCAGTATGAGAAGCAAACTGAAACAGAAGTACTTGAAATGGGGTTGCTGCAAAGCAAAGGTTTCCCAGGGGGTGCGTCTCTTGATGGCTTGGTTACTAAGGATGGCTTACCTACTAGGAAGGGGGTGGAGTTTAAAGCCCCTCGTGAGTTTAGAGACTTCGCCAAGTACCATGACCAAGTTCAAATGCAGATGGCTGTTGGTAACTTGGATTCTGTTGACATTATGCAGGGTGTGGAAGTTGATGGAAAGCTTCGCACTCAAACGCAAACTGTAAATAAAGATTTGCAATGGCAACGGCGCAACAGGGCCAAGATTGAGCAAGCTCAAGAAAGCATTCAACGTAATGCTGCGATGACTCAGGAAGAGTTTCTTGCAGCACAAGCAACTATGGCTGCTGATAAATCCGGTAAGTATGGTTTCTTGGTTAGTGCTAACAAGGAAGATGTAGAAGAAGCTGTGGGCGGTGGCAAAGGTAACAAACCGCCAGATAACACACAGAGAGAAGGAATGGCATTTGCCCGTGATTGGAATGCTGCTCATAAAGAGAATGCCAAGCGGGATGATGCCGGGGGTAATAAGCGCGGGTGGTTGAGCCAGGCTTACAACACTGTCAAGGAAGTTACACAATTCGTTGATAAGAATGCCCAAGAACTTGCAGCAGACTTCCGTGAAGATATTGGCAAGCCATTAGATTATGGCGTTAACCCTGGGCAGTACCTTGCCAACAACATTGCTTTGCGTGGTGCTGGTGTATCCGACCGTGACGCACGAAGTGCAACACTGTCTGGCGCATCTATTGCTGGTGCAATGGAGTTGGGAGACTATAGCGGTGCAGTTAATCAGGTAGTAGGGACACTAGGACTTGAAGACCTTGCCACTAAGCGGGAACTTGCAGACAACCCAACAGAACGTGCTTTGCGTATAGCGAAGAATGCGAAGGATCGAAACATGAGCCATATGGCAACTGCCGAGGCTTTGCGTAGATCCGGGTTGGAAGGGTTTGGGACTTTGGCAAACTTGACTAGCGACGAACAAGCGAGCGTGAGCGCCAAGACAAAGGAACAACCCCAAGCAACCCCAGGTGCATACGCACAAGCCAACATGGTGGTTAACACTGGAGCAGAGGCAGCGCACCGTAGAAGTATGGCTGCTGTAGGTGTTAACGCAGGTATCTCCAAGGATGCAGGTTTTGCAAAGAGCCAGATGGATAAGTTGAAAAACATCCCTGAGACTATTGGCTCCGCTATTAACGAGATTGGTAACTCCCTCACCGGGCTAGATGGTAGCCATGCTTCGGCAGAAGGTGGGGAAGTATATACCGGCAAGGTTGACCGAAGCGGTGCAGTAGCTCCAGCACCTGTAGATGTGAATGTAACTGTAACTCTGCAAGGTAATGTCGCAACAGTTGAAGCTAAGGCTGGTAACTCATCTGCAACCTCTCAAAAGGCGTACAAACAATCCACTAATGAATAGCAGGGCTAGGAGGTACTAATTGTGGCAGCGCAGGATTGATTTAAAGATACTCAACAAAGACACAGGCGATATTCTTCTAGCTACTACTGAACACAGGATTGACTTTGTATACCAAGGTAACTTGAGTTGGATGGCTGACACACTAAAGTTGGAAGTCTATAACCTTGGTCCAGATCAACTGAAAATGTTGCTGGACACCAAGAATAGAACGATACAAGTGAGTGTTGGCTATGAAGATGAATTGGCTAATATGTCAATGCTTATGGATGGGTATGTTGTAAACGTGTACGGACGTAAGTCTATTCCAGAACATATTACATCCATCTGGTGTGTACCACACTCCGCTGAAACCTTGAGCAGTAACTCCAGCTTGAACACCTTGGTGTACGAGGGTGGAACACTACAAGGTCTGATAACAGCTATCTGCAAGTTTGCGGGATACAAAGCTCCACCCAAATTCTTTGGAATTGATGCGGAGGTACTAAGCTCTCCAATCTTGAGTTACATCTTGAGGGGAACTGTTAGTCACTCCCTATCAGAGCTTGGGGAGCAGTATCGTTTCTACGTCCGAGGCACTAATAGTAATGTCCAAATTATTAGTATGGCTAACTCTTCGAATGTCGTAGAGAAGATCAAAACTGGGGAGGCTTCCTTTCACAAGATGAGCATGGACAAGTTGAAAGGAACTCCAGAAGCAACGGTTGCCAAACTTAACTTTGTGATGAACCTTAATGCTGCTATTGATTGCGGGGATGTGGTTGATGTAACTGCCTTCCTGGGTGCCCGAACTAGTGACCCAAATAGGCCACAAGCTGATGGGGTTATCTCTGTGGACAATGCTGACTCTGTACTTTTCCGAAGTGACAGCTTGTGGGCACAAACAATATTTGAACAATACTTAGTTCTTTCCACGCAGCATGTGGGTAGTAACTATGCCCCAGCATGGGAAACAAGAATCGTTGGAATACAATTTAACGATGGCTTAGCAGGGGACAAGGATGTAAGTGGCAATGGTAGAGGTACTGGCACATGGGATATTGACGTTGGTGCAGAAGTGCACAGGACTAAAGGTGTGCCAAGGCTGGATCAAACTGTTGGCATTACCGCTAAAGAGGCAACACAACTTGAAGCGGTTAAGTTCACTGATGAACAGAATAAAGCAATTGCTGATGCATCTGGTGGCGATGAAGCCAAAGCTAAATTCCTTCGCAACAAACTCATCATTGAGAATCGCGGCAACAATTCTGTAAGGAATGCTACTTCTAGTGCTGGTGCGGCTGGCCCGTATCAACTAATGCCAGAGACAGCTAGAAACTTAGGGCTGACTGTGGAGAAGGGACATGACGACAGAAACGATTTTGCTAAGTCCTCTTATGCGGCTGGTAAGTTATATGACCAACTCAATGAAAGGTATGAAGGCAACACCGATGCAATGAATGCTAACTATAACGGAGGCAACTATGCAGCCGATGAGGTCATGAATGGAAGACAAGCTCCAGCCAGAGAGACACGTGACTATCTAAGGTTTGCGCATGCCCTCGATGAGAAAGGGAGGGAAAGTTAATGGCCTTTACAAAGTCAATGATTATATGGGCCAAAGAGCAGGCGGTAATTGAAAAGGAAGTTGTAGCAAAGACATTTACACCAGACAACCAAGGCACACCAGTAGAGACTATTTACTACGGGGATGAAGACCGACCGCAAGAAGAAAAGCAGGTTAGTTATAACTCCTTGGCCCTTGACTGTGTGATGAGCGAGTCCCACAACTTTCGAAACGAAGTCACTCAATACCCAATCTCTAGTGGGTTTCTGATTAGTGAGCACATCATTAAAAAGAACTTTAGGTTTAGCCTTACGGGGCTAGTAACCAACGTGAGTATGCCTGGAGAGCTGAGCCTTATCAGTACTGTGGGCAAGGTTGCAGGCGCAATGGTGAGTAGGGTAGTTGGCCCTGTGCTTGGCAGCTTGATTGGTAGCGCAGCTCATGCCATCGACAACGCTGGCCTTACTGGTGATCCAGTTAAAGAAACCTTCTTGCAACTACAGAATCTGGTTCGTGATGGAACGATTGTTCACGTAGCGACAATCTTAGGTACTTATGAAGGTTGTGTACTGCATGAAGTTCGAATCAACCAAGATGGCAAGACTGCAACGGTACTGCCAGTTACCTTGGTATTTGAACAGCAGCGAATTATTCAACCTGATGGCAGGATTGGTTTTGATCTGCCACTAGATCAGAAGCAGGCATTGTTGACTACAACACCCAACGACACAGAGCTGATGTTAAAGATGTTGGCGCTTAGTGGTGTAAACATTCTTGGGAGTATCTTATGAGTTATCGAGTACCGCTTTCTAACAAAGGTGGCATCCTTGTTGACTACTACGGATCTACAAGATTTTCTGCTGTTCGTTGGAACAACATTATGCGTTGTTGGGTTTGCGATTTTAGTTGTGGAGACATTGTTATTAACAGCCTTGCACTTCGTGCTGGCACAGATTTGCTCAAACAACTTAACGCACCATTCAGTTTGTATGTTGTTAACAATGGTTCGCCTGAGTTAGACCCAGGCAAGTTTTCATCCATCACTGCTTACATAATCGAATACGCATAGGGGGTATATGTGACGGATTGGGTACCAATTCTTACCCACTATCCGGGTAAGATTATTAGTTTCGACAAGGATTCACAAACAGCAACAGTGCAGATAATGCGGGAGCAATTCAACAACCAATTGCACTCCCTCTACACAGAGTATGCATTTCCAATACTTCAAAATGTACCAGTGCAATTCCCCCAAGGTGGGGGCTACTTCTTAACGTTCCCCATTAATGGTGGGGAGAATTGCTTGCTGGACTTTTGTGATAAAGGCATTGACCACTGGAAGAATGCTGGTGCTGCCAAGATAGGTACGTTTGCTTCGGGGCTCCCTAAAGCAGACTACTTCCGGGCGTACAACATCAACGATGCTGTGGCTATGGTTGGGTACAACCCGATACCAGAAGCCATCCCTAACTTCAATGCAACAAGTACTGAACTTAGGAACCGTGACAGAACACAGCGGGTAACTATGTTGCCAACAGGCAAGATGGAAATTGTGACTCCAACGGAGTTAGATATAACTGCCCCAGAGACAGTTATCAATGGCAACGCCACAATGAATGGCAACTTACATGTTACAGGTAAGATTACATGTGACGACACTATTTATAGTTCGGTTGATGTTACGGCAACAACTGTATCCCTCATCAACCACTTAACCACTGGTGTAACCCCAGGCCCGCTTACAAGCCTGTCTAACAAACCTAAAGCATAAGGAGGCTTATGGCATTTAATTTAAAACTGGATTCAAACCACGACATTATTATTGGCCGTGGCACTGCTCGTGTTAGTGGTTTGGAGTACACGGCGCAGTTAACAAAGACTCGATTGCTTACAGTGTTGGGGGAATGGAGTGCAGACCCAAACTTAGGTCTCCCTTGGTTCTCCGACATCATGCGAAGTAATCCAGATCTATCCCTTGTTGAAGGGCTCATTCTTAGTTGCATCAAGGGCACACCACATGTGTTGGATGTGACAAGCATTTCCTTAGTACTCGATAAAGTTACACGAGTGCTGACAGTTACTTTTGAGGCTCTATCAGATTGGGGAACATTTAACAGTACAGTAGCAGTAACGGGAGGTGCATAGTGGCAGGTGTAACAGAGCAAGGTTTTACTACAAAAACAGTTCCAGAGATTACAACTAATCTAAACTCCCGATTCACTGCTGCATTTGGCACCCAGTTTGACGTATCCCCAACAAGTCCTGATGGGCAGTGCATTGGCATTATGGCAGACGTATTGGGGGATATTTGGGAGAAAGCTGAGGCTGCATATAATGCCTTTAGTCCATCCGATACCTTTGGTATTGGTTTAGATAAGGTGGTTGAGCTTAACGGGGTAACACGGATCACCAACCGCCCTACAAGTGTTGCAGTTACCTTTGCGGGAACAACTGGTACCAATATCCCAGCAGGGTACATCATCCGCACTGATGACAAACTTGAATTTGCAACAGTTGCGTTGGCTACTATTCCAGCAGTCGTTACGGCAGTATGCAAAACACAAGGGGCTATCAAGATTATTGCTGGCGATGTTCATGTGTTGTCCACAACTATCCCTGGGCTTACAAGTGCAGTTAACCTTGAGCCAGGTATTACAGGGATTGTGAAAGAGGAAGATCCAGCACTGCGAGCCAGACGGGAAGGTTCTACCATCAGCCGTGGCACAAACAGTGTTGATGCAATATACGAAGCAGTGCGTGCGTTAAATCTTCCATACATTGCAATCGTTGAAAACAGAACTGATGCTGTTGTTGATGGCATCCCAGCCAAGAGTTTTCTAACTGTTGTTGAGGGTGGCACACCACAAGAAGTGTCTAAAGCCATCTATGACAACAAACCGCAAGGCGCGCAAGCCTTTGGAAGTATTGTTACAACAATCAATGATTCGAAGGGCTACCCACACTACATTGGTTTGAGTAGGCCATATCCAGTAGATGTCAGCATACTTATGAGTATCTCAAACAAACCAGGGGCAAGCATTGACTCTGCCACTTTGGCGCAAGGTGCGTTAGTTGACCACACAAATGGGTTGAATATCTCCGAAGGAGTTGACTGGGGGGAAATGGTTACAGCCACTTTGGCCACTGTACCAAACATCAAAGTAAACTCAATCCAAATAAAGTTTACTATTGGTGGGGCATTTGCCCAACAGAACTTGCCGATCACTGCCCAACAACGGGCACGTACTGATGCGAGTAAGGTCGTGGTAAATGTCGTATAGCAGCGCTGACTATGTACCTCTACAACCTGCACCAACAGTTCAATTTGCAATTCCCTCTGAAAAGTTGCAATCCTTATTGCTGATGCAATACAAGAGTTCTCCAAACCTTTCTGCGTATATCAATTGCTTTTTGCAGGAAGTGGATATTGTAAACAAGGCAATTGAGGATTCTATAAACCTTCGGTACTTGTCAGATGCCAAAGGTAAACAGTTGGATGTGATTGGGGAGATTGTAGGTATTGGGCGCATCTTTTACGGTGCCGCATCCCTAGGATACTTTGGTTTCTATGATGACCCACAATCTGCAACCCCATCTATTGGGGATATTTCCTCCCCAACCATTGGTGGAATCTACAAGTCGGTAACAGACAGGGATTCTGCTGACTATGTTATGGATGACTTAACTTACAAGAAAGCTATTTACGCCAAGATCATTAAGAACATGACCAACTGCTGCATTGAAGATGTTCTGTTGTACATTGATTTGATCATTGGTTTTAATTGCGACACCGAAATTAAGGAGGGCAGTCTTCATGTTGATATTTTTATTCATGAAGACCTCACCCAACTGCAACGTATATCTATCGGGTTGATGATCGATGGTGTTCGGCCTATTTGTACATCAATGACTCTTAGGGACAACCATGGGGCTATTGTTATTAGATCTTAAACTGAGGGTGTGGTAAATGACAAACAGAAATGACATCACTAATGTTTGGGCATCTGATCCTGCTGCATTTGTGGTTGATCCAGAGGTTGATGTAAATCACCCGAGCGGGGAGGGTGGGCCGGGCAAAACAGCAAGAGGGTGGCAGTCAGAAACTGAGCCAGAGGAATGGGAAAACTACATAATTAACTTACGAGAGACAAGAGTTAAGTGTGTGGCGCAGTACGGAAAACTTCCCTGGGATGAAGACGCTTATTATAAGTTGGGGGCACTCACTACTTACGGGGGTGTCACCTATGTCTCTATATACCCAACAAATCATAACAAGTTGCCGACCACGCAAACATTAAACTGGTCTCCAGTGAAGTTCAGCACTGCTGTGGATTACCTTGCAACAATTTCAGACATGCAAAATAAACTTGGTACGCATACAACCCCTGGGCAGAATTCCCATAATGACGACATAACCAGCGCAAGTATTGGTGGAAGTTATAAAGCTACAATTGATGCACAGGTTAAGTTTGTCAATGATGCAGTGTCAGCACATGCAGCAAGGGTGGATAATCCACACTTAGATACTGCAATAGGCATAGGCACAATCCCAACCACTGGGGGAAGTTTTCTAGGGCAAGTAAACTACTTGGATAACCTGAGTATTGGTACAGACTGCGAACTTATGACCAATGCATCTACCTTTGTCTCATTCAGAAGTAAGGTTGGGGCAATTGGACTTGGGGTGGCGGATTATTACAAGGGCGGTAGGTGGCAGGGCATCTTAACTGCTGCTAGCTATCCCGCAGTTAATCAGCGGTATAACCCATCCTTTGTAATGCCCAAACCAGACTTACATTTTCCACTGATGACAAACCTACTTGCAAGCAATACTGCTAATACATTGACGCTAAACCGGGCAACAACTTTGGCGTACACCGACAGGGGATTGGTCGCACAAACTGCTGCTGTTAATGCCCCAGCCTTTGAAACCTTGGGACTAAAACTTGCGACAGGTACTTCCCTAGTAGTTGCAGCCCCCGGGGTTTTCGGATGCAGGGATGGTTGCATATCTTACACATTGAATGGTGCGGTAGTGGTCTCGGATGTACAATTTACCAATAGCGACCTTACTTATTATTTTGGTGTTACTGGCAATGTAAAGAATTTTAGGGTGTGGTCTCAACGACTTACACCAAGACAGAAACTTCGTATTCCGCGTTAAGGAGAGATTATGAGTGCAATGCAATTAGGTAGGGTGTGGGCTGCTGCACCTGTTAGTCCTAATATCGACCCTGGGGCTGCGAAGTGGAAACTTGGGTGGGTTCCAGAAATCCCCGTATATCAAATGCTTAACTACATCAACAATCGCTACGACACCAATATTGTGTCACTGGCTGAACGTGGTGTGTTTGAGTGGGGTGGAGACCTTGACTACAAGCTGGCTGCGATAGTATGGGATGAGACAGATGGTTCCGTATATGTATCCAAGGTAGCAAGCCCAAATGTAGCTATACGGCCCAGTTTGAATTCTACCCAGTGGGATAAATCCTCTGTACAGATTTCCAGGGCGCAATACGATTTGGCGGTTGCTAACTGGTCTAACCACATTGCCAACACTTCAAACCCCCACCAACTTACTGTGGATATTCTAAACACTTACAGCAAAGTAGTGATAGACAGTAAAGTGGCAACAGTACAAACCGCACTGAATACACACACCAATAACATTACTGGCAACGTACACAACGTTACCGCTATGCAAGCTGGGGCTGTACCTGTCACTGGTGGTAGCTACACAGGGCTGGTTAAGCACCTATTTGCTAGTACAGGTATTGGTGCCACTAGTTATGCAGCACAATTACTGTCAGGTAGTGCCGGCACATTCCTCGCTCAAGGTGCAAATGCGAAGTTGGGGTTAGATAGCAGCAACAAAGCTGTGTACGTGGACGACTCCAGCGTCAAAAGTAACTTACTTATTGAGTCAAGTTATATTGCAGCCAGGGAGGCAGCAGAGTCTAACTATGTCCCACCCTCCCCCGATTGTGAGATTGCTTTCAGGAATAGTTTAGTACTGTTATCTGGTGTCGGCTCAGCCACCTTTATAGGTCCAGCAAGTAGCCGGGGATATTTGGATAAAAGTGGGGCAACACAAACCGCACCACTAAATACCCCAAGATACACAGTACTAGGCATGCTCTTAACTAACCAAGTAGATTTAGAGTCCCTTAGTTTTCCAACTGCACTTAATGGGGCTGGCTCTAGAAACTATACATACTGCCTGGATGTGCAATCAACTAGCACAACTGATGTGGCTCTATTCTATACACCAGGAACAAATACCCCTGCGATACTTTTGAACTCGGGTAATTACTACTTCAGATCTGTACTTTCTGGTACACCCAGCAGCGTGCTGATAGCCCCAGTGGACCACACCATTAATCATAAGTTTGTTGTTGTGTCAAACTTAAGTTTGAACAAGACTTTTGTGTACTTGGATGGAGCACTAAAGGCAACAGTTAACTCTGCCCAAGATGCCATACCAAATACCAGTTATGAGTTTAGTAATTCCACCTACCCATTCGGAGCCAGGTACTTAAACAGTTTCCGGGTTTGGCTTTCACCTTTGACTTCCCAACAAGTCTCCAACATTTAGGAGGGTATTAATGACAGATCCAGTGGTATTACTTTCAACGGGGGATGTGGTTGGCCCCGCAGCCATCACAGATGGGGCCTTGGTTTTATTCGATGGTACATCTGGCAAAAAAATTAAGGGTGTTAACAGTGTTGTGACAAATCAAGGTTTGTCGCTTCTTGATGATGTTGACGCCACCGCAAATCGGGCTACCATCGGCCTGCAAAATGTAAACAACACCAGCGACATGGATAAACCAGTCTCAACCTTGACACAAATTGAGCTAGCTAAAAGAGTTGGCAGGGATGCCATTATTACCGCAGGCTTTTCCAGTGGGGATGTTACCTACCCATATTTTCAATCTGACTCTACGGCCATTATCCGTTTAGCCACTGCCACACAACTATCATATAAGACTGACGCAGATTGGGTTTCGACTGTTGGACTTGTTAGCAACAACCCATCATTGCCGTATGTCAGACAGTCGAGTACTAATAACATAGTTCTCCTTGTGTCTAATACCGCACTCCCTAGAAATACCTGTCAACAAGGGGTGCCAGGGTGGTGGAAGTGCGCAGACACAGGGTTAATTAGACAGAAGGTAAGTTTGTTCCTTGGTGACATTTCTACTAACTATACTGGTTCAGTAACGTGGCCCATGGTATTCCCAACTAGGATTGACACAGTGAAAATATCACTTTTGCAGAGTTCAGGCTCTAGTGCAACTCTTTCAGCCTCATATTTCAATCCAACAGTTAGTGGGTGTGGCATTAGGGCTGACGAGTGGAACGCATGGGTGCAATCTGGATTAACAATCATGATAGAAGCAGAGGGCTACTAAATGGGCATCTACTACCACAAGAAGGTTGGCGGGTTTTTTATGGACCGAATGCATGGACCTAGGTTTATAGAAGTTGATGACCCCACTTGGACTGCCCCACTTATAGAAGTTGATGATCCGGGTGCTGACCCAGATGTGTCAACAAAACCAAAAATTAAAGTTATCGACCCCTTGGCATATCCAAACAAGGTATCCGTAGCTAACCCACAATGCACACTCCCACCGGAAGATGAGCTTGTGGTTATCAGTGAGGAAACCTACTTAGGGTTACTGGAGGGGCAAGGACAGGGGCTGCTGATTAGTTCCGATGATAATGGTGTGCCTTTTTTAGCTAAACCTGCACCATTGTCTAAAGATGAGCAAGAGGTAAAGGAGCGCACATGGAGGGATCGCGCACTGTCTGCTACAGATGGTTTAGTGGCTAGACATAGGGATGAAATAGAAATGGATATGCCACTCACCATCTCAAGTGCGGACTACAAAGAACTACAACTTTACCGAAATGCATTGCGGGGTTGGCCATTGGATTCGAAGTTTCCAGATGCTGCCTCAAGACCAACCACACCCAATTGTCTTGTTTAAATACTAAATTACTTTGGGTAAGGAGTTAAATTAGGAGGTTCTATGTTCCCATATGACAAACTCCTAGAGCTTTTACAGTTAGGTTTGTTTGCTGTTGCAGGTGCTGTTGCAAAGCAGTGCCACAGATTACTTAAAGGGGATGAACCATTCTCCCTTGGTCGTTTTCTCCTACACCTTGCTATTGCATTGTTCGCAGGCATCACCGTAGGTAAGTTTATTCCCCTTGATGTCGCATATCGTGATGGCATCATTCTTATGGTTGGCTTCACTGCTCAACCACTGTTGGATATTCTTGAGGGTAAATTCTTAAGCAAGACTCAGGAGGTGATCAAGTGATAGCTCACACTATTATCGCGGTACTCGTATTCCTGGCATTCGCATACAGTGTGTACTCCGGTGTGCAAGCCATTAGAACTATGGACAACTGTGACTCAGGTCCACGCTGTGTAGCCATCCTGATAGTTATTATCGGTGTTCTGTATCTGGCTGAAAGTATGATCTTGTATTTCCAGGGGGATCACATTGTGATTCACCCTCTTGCTGCAATTGTCACAACCTTAAGTGTGGCTGTGAATTTGTTGGCAATCAAAATCTTCATCAAAGAGTCTACGAATAACTGTGCCGAGGTGCAGTGCATACTTAACAAGCGGGAGAACAAACAATGAAAACATCTGTAGAGGGTTTGCAAGCAATTCAGAAGTCGGAAGGCTGTAAGTTGAAGGCTTACCAGGATATCAAGGGCGTTTGGACTATCGGCTGGGGCCAGACGGGGGAGGACATCAAGGAGGGGCTGGAGTGGACCCAGGAGCAGGCCGACGCCGCGCGGGACACACATGTAGCGGGTGTTGAAAAGGCCGTCTCCAGCGCCCTCAAGCGGGCTGCTACACAGGCCCAGTTTGACGCCTTCATGAGTTTAACTTTCAACATCGGTGTTTACGCATTTCAAACATCTACAGTGCTGCGCCAACACAACGCGGGTAACTTCCGTGATGCTGCTGCTGCATTTCAGATGTGGAACAAGGTAACAATCAACGGTCAATTGACTTATAGCGAGGGTTTGAATGCCCGTCGCTTGCGTGAAAAGGCTCTTTATCTGTCTGCTCCAGTTGCTGTAGCAGCATAGTTAAATGACGCCAGTAGGCTCCAAATTCAGTGATTTTCCACCTGCAAATCCAGCTTTACCAGTCGATTTAATCGGTTTGCAGGGCGGTATTAACGTCAGAACTACCCTCATTAACCCTGTTTGTGAAGATGCAAATGGGCTTGTTGAGGTCACTTCTGTGAGCTGTACTGATGTAACTACAGTGACTTTAGAGGTTGAAACCATTAACGGCGCTGCACCAGTTACAGTTGCAACTATTGATGCACTTATCGCTGCATACCTTGCAGCACACCCTTAAAACAAATAGGAGAACAAATTATGTTCGCATCACTCTTGACTAAGATCGTTCTGCAACTAGGTAGCCAACTGCTGCTGGGCATTGTTAAAGCAGGTGTAACTACCCTGCAAGCTCGCACTGACAACACCCTGGGTTTGAGCGCAGACACCATTCACCTAATCCTGAAAGACGTGAATATCGTTGCTGCTCCAGATGCTCCACAGGCATAAGACAGTAATAGGTCGAAACTAGTTACAGAATAAAGTGGGAAAGGTAATTATCACAAAGCCTTTCTCACAACTTCACACCGCAATGGTGTGAAGAGTTAGCCCCGACCTATACACAAAAACAACATATAACGAATGGACACGGATGATTATATTGTTCGGACAAGTCCTCACGAATATGTCGTCGCGAATTTTTGTAAAAGCTTTGAGAAAAGAGCTTTTAACAATATTGATACAAAAGCTTTTCGAAACAACATTTTAATATTTTTTTTTAACAACCTTGAAATAAGTATCGGGACAAGTCTGTAACCCGGATTTCAAATTTTTATTGTAAATGGAGCAAGCGCCTGGCATCAGCACAATAAGGAGGCTCCAAGTACCGTTTTTCCTCAACCTAGCCGTTTGGAACTAAACACCATGCCTATTACATAAGCGTGACGCTTCACTGTTGCTATAGCACCACAACCTTAATGATCTACCTAATGTGAGAACACATTATGAACGCAATCACTAACGTAACTGCTAACAACACTACTCCTAACACCATCGCTACCCACATGAGCAAACACACTATGCGTAAGTCCGAACAACTCACCGCTGAATCCGTTATCCCACAACTGTTTGCAGACATCATGCTGCGTGACATGTACAGCACCTGCACCATCGCCAACAAGCAAGTGATAGCAGCGTCTATGTTCAAGACAATGTTCATGCTTGAGGAAGGTGTACATACTGTTGAGTCTTTTAACACTCAGTATAAAGGGTGCTTTGGTTACATGGTTGCTCGCAATCGTGACTTGGGTGTTATGGTTGAATGTAATGATGCACTTGAAAGCTTGGTAACAATGGGCTTCATGGAAGAACTTGGTGGTGTGTTCTATGTTAGTCAGAAGTTCTATGATGCTTGCTATGTAAGTGAGAAGACAGCGCCTCTGACAACTATGATCGATGATACCAATCGTCGTGTGTCGCAGGTTAAAGGTGGCAAGGTTAAGCCATCCAAGCTGTTGGACAAAGCAATGCGTTACTTGGAAGCAACACCATTCAGCGCTGACATGGATATGACAACTATCATCAACCTTGTTAAGTCACAGACTCCAGAGCTGGCTATCTGGAAAGATGTGAAAGGTAGCATGAATGGCATCAATGACATGGAAGCTGGTGTTGACTACTACAGTGAGCAGAAAGCTGACAAGCGTGGTCGTATGTATCACGTTGCACATGCTGGTACTAACCCACAAGGTGATGACTACAACCGCAGCATCTACAAGTTGAATGTTGAGTCTATTGTTACCAAGGATAGCGAGGCTTACACATTCTTCATGAATGAGCTTGAGGAAGCTGCTGGCAAAGATCCAAAGTACATGTCCACTGAGTATCTGATGCGTGTTGGTAAGTCGCCTGTACGTGCATTGAAGACATTCCTTGAGAGTGCTGGTGTTGATAGTCCTTTCATGTATGTTCGCCTTGCTCGTTACTTCGTTACCTTTGAAGAGACTGGCGAGTGTGATGTTCGTGTACCAATGGGCTTGGATGCTAAATGTTCGGGTACTCAGATCCTGGCTATCTTGGCAGGTAACAAACAACTTCTTGAGGCTACTGGCTTCACTATGAAGAAGGTGTTTGACCCGTATGCACTTTGTGCCATTCAGATGGACATGGCTGGTATTGATCGTAACGCAATGAAAACACCCTACATGGCTATCCAATACGGTGGTGGCAAGAAAGCACTTACCGAACAAAAGGATTACATGAAGGTTATGTTTGACGCTGGTATTGAAGACAGTGAAGAAGCTGCCAACATTACTATCGAAGCTGTTAAGCGTGTACTTGGTAAGAAGATCATTGGTCTTCAAGAGTACATGGCAGAACAGGTTGCAGCAATCATGGAGGCAAATGGTAAGTCTAATGTTGTCTACACTCACATTGATGGTCAGATTGTTGACTTGGTTGTGTGTGGCAAGGTTGAGCTTACAGCTACATTCACCAGCATTCGTTACACTCAAAACACTATCATCAGCTTTGGTAGCCAATTGAAGAATACTGGCTTGACTGTTAGTGACAAGGCTCCATCTGCTGAGGAATATGCTCGTACATTCATGGTTAACTACATTCAGGGCATTGATGCGCTTATTGCTCGTACTGTAGCAGCATTGGCTAAAGATGCTGGCATCGAAGGTTATGTATCTATTCATGACTGTTTCCGTACAGCTTTGAAAGATACTCCTAAGTTGAAAGCCTTGATCTGCCGTGCATATGAAATCATCTTTGTAGAGAATGATCCAATTGCACATCTGTGCAGTCAGTTGAACATTGACATGCCTTTGGTTAGTCGTGAACTGACAAGCGACATGATCTACAACAAAGAAGCCTACTTCTTCTGCTAATAGAAGATCTTGAATCAATTGAGGAATCAATATGAATAGAGACACAACCTGATGTTATAGGTTCAGTAGCAGCCACAACTCTGTGAGTCACACGATAGGAACAAGACACCAGAGATATTACTGCCCATAAGAGCAATACAGATCCAAGATTAGCTCGAAGGTGTAAACACGTCAGGACTACTATCCAATACACTTCATCACTTAACTATCACAAACAGATTGCTCTTGAATCAAATTATCGAATCAAGGTGCAACAAGTAGTCGCAACATTAAACTCAAGATGTTTGAATCCAGGTTGTTAAGAGGTTCTAGCAAATGGAATCGGAGATTCAACATTGAGGACGTGGTTACAATTATCATCACAAGATTGAATTAATAACTGTTAAAGCATTTCAAAGAGCGGAGTAGGTGACGGACCCTTTCACTTCGTTCGTTTTAATATTATATCTTTACTTGTGACCAGCGCTTCCTATTCTTCTTAATATTGAATCTTCGATTCGTTGTTGTTTAATCCTTGAATCGTGTATTGAATCAAACCTTGAATCATTAATCTGTAATCTTCCGGTATCAATATTTGCCTTCGGCCCAATGTTTACAGGGCTTTGAGCTTCGCTCGCTGCTACTAATCTATGAGTTATATCTGTTTATCTAGTAGGTTTTTCCTAACTCATTAATCTTTGTTGAGTAAAGAGTTTGTGATTTATTGTTGTTTGTAACAATGTTTAAACAGATTTCTTTACATCTGTTTTGCTCTTAAAAGTGGTGTACATCCAAAAGATTAGCTCGGATTTGCTTTGAAGCAACAGCTAAAAGCATTGAATTACATGACGTGCAATCAAGCATTAACAGATTGAATGTCCCATTAAATATCATGTTTAGGTGAAACTCATGCAAGCAGTAGCAGGTGTGAATAAGAAGGCAAAGGTTGGTTATTCATCTGTCTATGTTGGTCGTGGTAGCCCTTTGGGTAATCCATTTCCAATGCAGGGTGAATCCATGCGTGATGAAGTTTGTGAGAAGTTCATTGAGTACTTCAACAAACAGAAAGAAATCAAAGATAGTCCTGTGCGTAAAGAACTTGTTGTTTTGTTCAAGCGTATGGTTGCTGGTGAGAAATTGAATCTGCAATGTTTCTGCAAACCTCGGCGTTGTCATGCTGACACGCTTGCTGAGTGTTTGAACAAAGCTTATCAAACCCATATTAGCAAGAATGCTAATTAATCAATGAGGCGCATCTAGCGCCTTGTTAACTTAAAGTGAGAATCAAAAATGACTACTGCAAACACCAACACCGATGTAAAAGACAACGCTCCAGAACTGCCAGCAGAAGACATGCTGTTTCAAGAAGAACCTCAAAAGTTCGACAACAACATGACTGGCTCTCTGTTCCGTAACAGCAAGCGTACCAGTGATAAACACCCGAACGCCAAAGGCCGTTGCGAGATTGCTGGCCGTCACTATTGGATTGCAAGCTGGACCAAGAAAACTGGTACTCCAGAAGCCTTCATGTCGCTCGCATTCACTGAGCTGACACCAGAAGAAGTTATTCACTACGTGAAATAGTCGTAGTGTTTAAACAATGTGGGCATCAGTCTCGGTGCCCATGTCATTAACTAATCTGTCACAAGGGTGACGTACATGTTTGATTTGTTAGCGAAACAACAGAACTACGTGAATCTTGAACTACAAGTTATGTCTGGTGGTGTTGGTTACTACATTGGCACTACGAATTCCAGAGAATCTGCCGAGTTTTATCGCTCCAGCTTTGATGCCTCACAGGCATTGGCTGACCATACATTTACACAATGGATTCAACCTTGATAACAATTAGATATGTAGTAACTATTGAGAGCAGCTTTGAAAGAGGCTGTTCTATTGTAGTTATTCTTTAAGATAGGTGATGTATGACACAAGTTACTCCAGAAGGTGCAACCCATTTCATGCAGTTCCCTACCTATCCTAAATGGTATAAGAAGATTAATGGAACCTGGCATTTTTGGGATGTAGATGGTTGGTTCAGATCCGGCGTTCACAGCACCAGCCTAAATACTCGACTAACATTGGTGAAGCCATGACACAAGTCCTCTGCTACACAGGTAAAGGTTTCAACACTTGCTGGCGTCCAAGCCACATTGCGACACAGCAAGTTATTTCACTGGAGCCTGACTTGCCACCAAACACTCCACCTGGCACTTACACTTGTAAGGCGTCTCCATTCACTCCTGTGAGGTTTCAGCGATGATACCCAAAGCTGACATCACAATGGCAACGGTTAGGCACTTCAAGCAATTCGCTTGGTTCAGATCCTGGGAAACCAACGCCAGTGGCAACATACTCATCTGGTGTAATGAGGGTGAAAAGATTCACCCTTGGCCTTTCCTGAATATCAAAGAACTTACACGGTGGGCTAAAGATCGTGAATAAATGCCAAAGGTGTAAGAATACTGGGATGGCTGATAGTGGTGGTGTGCAACCTTGGGGCGAGGCAATACTCATCCCTTGTGATTGTACGTTAGCTAAACCAAACATTTACTACATGGACGTCCAGTGGGCCTCTATGCAAGATTGGTTCAGTGACGCACATTTCATGCGTAGCACTGGTACTTACAAAGTTGTGGTAAAGGATGCCAAATCTACAATGGGTATTCGCTACTTCGAAAATAATGCTGAATTGGAAGCGTGGGCTAAACAACATGTGTAATTGGCTAATTAAGTTCAAAGGTGCTGGCATTGGATGGCCTGCACAATGGATCAGTGTCTTCTGTGAAACCAAGGATGTAGCCATTCAATTGTCAGAAGTAATTGAAGAAGCTACAGACCTTGAATTCGACCATGAAATTATCTGCTTGGGTACTGGGCAATGAAGATGATTGATAAGATTTCACTGCGAGACATTATTGAACAAATGTTGCAACTGATCCACACCAAATGTGAGATTGCCACATTGGTTGCGAAAATAAAAACGCACCAAAGTATCTCTACCAACAGGCAGTGGATTTGCAGGTTGGTATTCTAATTTCGGTGGAACAAATCGAAGCTGAATAGTCTCAATTATTGCTCATTTGATTGTGAGCAATTGTGGACACTATTGGTCCAATGCCGGCTTGATGCAGGCGTATCGGGAACCTGTATCGCAACACATGCCCCCACAACATTACAGTAAGGTCAAAGATGACTAAGATTCGTGACGGCCCGTAGTTAAACATTGCCCGTGTAGGGTTTGAGAAGACGACTAATTAATGAGACTAGAAGGAAACAATGACAATGACGTTATTGTTAATTCAACTGGTATTCATGACTGAATGCTCCGTAGGGCGGAGTACATTTTGCGATTATATCGCTAGACGTTATGAATGTTGGTTGCAGTGTACCACCGAAGATGAAGAACGATTGAAATGACGGGGCAAACGGAATCCCTACAATTCTAATGTCCCGACAAGAATTTCACACCTAGAGATACAATGAGATAGAGCTTTAGTTATATGCACAGGAATGAGGCACTCTGACCGCCTGTGCATATAGCTGGAAACTCTTAAACAACACTCTGGCCAATAGTGGTCGGAATAACTGTGGGCGAAACAAATGATTAAAAGCATTACTGTGCATCCGAAAGGTGCAACTCATTTTCAACTGTTGTCAGGAAACACCTACTTCCTTAAGCAAGAGGAAGATGTGTGGCTATTTAAATCTCAGTCTTCGCAGAAGTGGATGGAAGACGAAATCCTAAATAGCTCTAAACACGCGAGCTACGGTTTTGCCAAAAGTCTTGTAAACAAAATTGGTGATAAATATGTCCGTGGTAGTAGTCCTGTCCGTATCCCTCCTGTGGTCGTGCATAGCGATATGGAAGTTATCTTTTAAAGACTTCCTTGTGTCGTTGATTGTTACAACCACTGTTATCAGTTATTCCATCTGGAAGGTGTTGGTATGAAGCATGTAAAGCTTGTATGCATTGATAGTAAATGCGACGGCAACCATTGCCCAATCTGCAACCTATACACTTGTAGTGTTTGTCATTGCAGTGAAGGGGAGTTACCAACTCATTGCCCAGGTGCCGGTGTTGTCTACAGGCTGCGTAGTTTCATCTATGACGGCTACGTAGACTTCAAGAACAACCAATGGGTGAGGCTTGCAAAATGAGTTTAGACAAAGATGGTTTCACCTCTCGGAGTATTACTCGCAATCTTGCCAAACAACGTAAGGCAGCGCGTGATGCAATCAATCCTCCTGATCGTTATGTACTCATTGAGATTTCAAAGGGTAATTGGATCAGTAAGAAAGTGAGTTCACTTTATGATCTTATATAAAGACTTCTTGATTGAAAATGAAGGGTACAAATACTACTTCAACACAGAGGAAGTGTTGAATGTAATACTTGAAAACCCTCAATCAGACCACAGATTTTACATGCAGCATGCAGCAGAGGTTTACGTTAAAGACAATGGCCGTTGCATTAAGCATCGCTATGTAAATGCTGAGGTTGCAAACACCATCATGCGACGGGCAGGGCACATAGAATGATCTTATCTAGTCTGTTACTCCTTCTTGTTGCATACCTGATTCACCAAAAGATGATTGACTGGGATTTTCATTACTCAGTTGATCAAAGCTCTCTTGATGAACTCTCGTACCGAGAAGTATTGGTGCAGGATATTGTGGCGAGTATCTTCATTTACTTGCTGATTGGCGTCCTGCTGATTGTGGCAATTAGAACCAATACTTCTCTGTATGAGCATTGGTTGATGTTGTTCAACTCATCGGAACTTTGGTTCCACAGGATTGGAAAATGATTCTTAGACGTTGGGGCGGCTCATGGCATTTGGTTATCCCACTTGCTAAACAAGATGTAATCCAATCACGTCGCTTGAGCAAAGCAGAGAAAATCTGGCTCAAGAAATGTAGAGGTTGATATGAACAGATATAAATACTTCGACCTTGAAAAATTCATCAAGGCCAGCATTGTCACTGTGTTGTTGCTGCCTGTTACAGCCGTTGCATTGGCAGCAATCAAAGTGTGGGTAACGCACTAATGAGAAAGCAACCTTGGGAACATCCAGTTGCCAAGTGCATTACTTGGCTTACATTCGCAACCCTTGCCACCACAGTGTTGGTGAAGGTGTTTAAGTAATGCACATTGAAGTCACAAGGGTGCCACCTAATCAATTGGTTAGTGTGGCACATGCTTGCAAGATGAAAGGTCGTTATGAAGTGACCGCTGAAAACTTCGTAGATGAATTCGATACAGAACCAGAGCTTCGTGCTTGGTTGGAATATTGCAACATGCTCCCACTTCTTATTGAGCGTGTGATTGCAGATTTGAAGGTGCATGGTATTTGCACTTTGTTGTTCAAAGGGATTGTTATTCGAGATACGGAATGGCAGAACCCGAAAAAGACCGTCAATTGGTCAGTTTGTAAGTTTCCTACCTATTTGAAATTAAAAGTGAGTAATGAATGACTGTAGCAATCAACACCCAACTCCTGAACAACATTCAAGAGTGCGATGTAATTCCGAACCTGCATAAAGTTGAAAAGAAGGTTAAGAAGTTGAAAGAGCGGTTGAACTACAACCATGCGCAGATGTTGGTTAGTACTGCAATTGCCCACTCCGACGATAAGCTGACTCGTGAGCAGGTACGCCGTGCCAATCAACATCCACGTAAGATTACTCATAAAACTGTTGAAGCTCGGGAGTTTATGGGGATTTACAATTGATTAGCGGAGAGCTGTCAAAACGCCGCCGAAAGATGGATGTAGGAATTCCAGCAGAAGGGTTTGGTGAGATAACCATAGCAACAGGGAAGGAGTTAGATCGAATAGCTGAGCAGTACGGCATGTCTAGCCAAAGCAGGGTGGGTGGGGTAACTATACCAACAACACCAGTAAACAACAGCGACACGTTCTTAGGAACTAAGTTCTTTGTGGGTGACGCTGCGCAGTCAAAAGCAATTCAAGACCATTTGTTTAACCTTGGGTTTAGTTGGTACAACAGCTCCACAAGGACTAGGGTAATGGGTGCGGCAGAAGCTATTTTTGTTACTAAGGCGGGCGTACTTAACTTCTGTACGTGTGAACGAGCTTTTCATGCATCAGGTTTGCGAGAGTTGACATTTGTATTCCGACAAGAAGTGATTCAAGTGGTAGTTAACTGTCGAATGGTTGCACCACCACGAGAGACATTCTTGTACGAAGGTAAAAAGTACTTCAAGGATGAATTGGATAAAGCGTTTTCATCCTTGACTCCAGTACCTACAGATTGGATTCGTTAACGCACCTCGACAGTAAAACGGTTGTTAGCAGTGTTCAACAACACTACAAGCATCACCGGCCTGTTACCCCACATTTCATGTACGACAGCCTTATATGTGCAAGACACTAATGACTGAGAAACTTGAGGATTGCCATTGCGCATAACTTCAAGTTCGTACACTTCGTAATTGCGAGTTATGTCGGGGATAAGACCTTTACACACATCACCAGCGGATGCTGTGAAAGGCACAAGAAGCAACATTGCTGTGATTAACTTTTTCATTCTGATTACCACCTAAACTTGAATGCACAGTGGCCATGATAGCACATCGCTAGCGATCTGCTTTACTTGACTGTTCAAGTTGGTTTAATTCTTCGGAAGTAAATGCGACGAAGTGACCATAAAGTGTTGGCTTTAATAGCCGATAATTGCGCAGATGCGCGTGCTTGACACATTGGCTTACTGTCCATTTGTTTAGTTTTTATTTGTTCGGAACTTTTGTTGCACAAAGCAAAAAACAAGATAGGATGCGCATCGACCAAATGTGTGCATCAGTTGGATTAGCTCGGATTTCCTTTAAAAGCGCGGGCCAAGAGCCAGGCGCACCTAATTGGATAAGGATGCACATCATGGTCAGGATTTAGCTTTAATAGGCCAACCCAATAGCTACAAAGTCCTGCGCAGATAAGTCGCATATAGGACTTCCAACAAAGATAGGCGTCTGTGTGATGCCTGCTACAAAGCTTTGTGAGCCATAGTTTACTATGCACCTCTTAGCTGCGAGTGAATACAAAGATAGATTGCAGGGTGTACATAGTGGAACCGATACGGCAGAAGCATGAGTCACTGCCTGCAATCACTTGTTTGTGTTTAACGATCTTTAACAATTTGAAGAGCAATAGTTCTAGAGATAGAGCGGATTGGGAGGGCATTGGTTGCAGGCATAGCCTGTAATTAGTGCACTCTTTAATAACATGTGTAGCTCAAAGAACTTATACCGGCCTGTTGCAACAAGTTGGAAGGGTGCAATGCATTTAGAGTGTGGATGGGTATGTCGACTAAATCTATCACCAACCTAAATAATAGCTAGAGCGGACTTCGTGGAGAGGTAGGGTGCCTGTGTGGGCCACATGTTATTAAAGAGTGCATTTTTTATAGTGCAAACAAGTGTCAAGTGTACGCGCGCTGGTGCATATACTAGAGGCTTGTTAGTTGGTATCAAATAACGATTTTAAGTGTACTGTTATTCATACGGAAGTGTTGGGATGTGCAGGATAGAGCTGTTGTATGTGTGTACTGGCGTAGTGCCACTTGGTGTACAAAGTTACCTAGATAGAAGCGGAGAATTTGGGCTTGGGCAACTTAGCACTCAACTTCCTGACATTGGGTAGTGGCGTATTATCCCGTGTCAGCGCGGTTTTAGCCGTGAGTACGCCCCTCAGCAGTACGAAAAGGCCTTCATGAGCGATCTGGATCGTTACCTCA